TTACCATCCGGTCAACACGCGGGGGGTAGGGGTGCCCCCTAGGGGCCCGCGCGCCGCGCGTCCCCTGTGACCCCGTCTGCCGGAGTACACCCAGTCTACCACACACCCACCCGGCAGCGCAACCCCCTGTGCGCTGCGAGTCTGCGCACCCCCAGCCGGCGTACCCCGCACCCTGCCTACCCACTCCCCCGGCACGCACACACCCTGCGCACCCACACCCCACCCTGCCCTGCCTACCCCTGTACCCCGCACCCCCTGCTGCCCCACAGCACCCCTGCCTGTGCGACGTCCTGTGCGCTCGATGCGACAGGCCCCTCGGTACCGAGGATGCGCCGAGCTCGACGCTGACTCGACTGCGGATGCGATGCGAGCTCGGGATCGACGGGGCTCCGCATCGAGGGGATGGCTGAGCTTCGAGATCGAGCCGACGTTCCGGGATCGAAGCTCGCGTTCGACGCCGATCGGATCGATGGATCGGGGGTCGAGTTCGTCGGATGCTTCGCGCCTTCGGGGTTCGATCGCGCGACGGATGACGGTGTGGATCAGCCTTCGATGGGGCCAGCCCCGGTGTTCGAGGTCGATCGCGTGGTTCGAGGGGGGTGGTGATCGGTCCTCTGACCGCGACGAGACCGGTCGACGGGGGTGGTCTATCGAGAGGAAGGTGATCGTCGCTCTGCGGGGCTGTGAGAGGGCGGCAATCGGCACCGAGGCACGATGGCTCGGGACGGGATCGGGTCTCGACGTGAAAAAACCCCCGCCGTAGCGGGGGCTTCGAGGTTCTCCCGGGGTTACCGGGCGACGCGGACGTTGATCCGCTGGTGGATGTCCACCACCCCGTTGAACCGGACGAAGGTCCGATCCGACTCGATGCGGCGGACCACGAGGTCCTCGGGGGCGAGGACGGTGCCTGCGCCGGCGACGATGGTGTCGCCGACCACGACCTCGGCGGCCGGGATGGTGATCATCAGGTTGGTGTTCATTTCGAACTCCTTTCTTCGTCGGACTCTCCGACTGATGAGCGCGGTAGCCGGGGGACCACCCCGGGCGAGGTGACTCAAGTATGCGAGGCGACACGGTTACGTGTCAAGCGGCGAGTTCGAACCCCGATCGGTTACGGGTCAAGGCGCTCGACGTCGACGCTGCCGGCCGACTCCTGGCCTTCCGCACCGCTGACACCGGCTCGCGGTGTTCGAGGCTCAGCGTGGACGTGAGGCGGCGTTACGGGGCCTTCCGGGTCGAGGCATGAGAAAGCCCCCGGCCCGAAGGCCAGGGGCTCAATCAGCTGGGATCTAGTGGGTTGAGTACGGTTCGGAGTCGGAGTGTGAGAGGACCGATAGCCAGTTGCGGTAGGCAGCCGCATCCTCGGCCACCACGTGGTGCTCATCGCCGCTCAGTCCGACCTCGATCTGTTGCCCAGCGCTGTAGCTCATCGCACGTCCTCGATGTGGATGCAGCCGACCTTGTCGGGGCCGAACTCGGGGCTGAACCCGAGCACCTCATCCTCCTCGCACGGGAACGACGACTGATCGAACGAGATCGGGTCAGCCGACGCGATCCAGCCGGGGGTGGCGATGACCGCAGGGGCGGCGAGCAGGAACAGGCCGGTGGCGATGCGGCGGGCGATGGTGGTCATTGGTGTCTCCTTCGAGTAGTGGATGGTTGATGGATGAGGGGGATCGGGATGGCCCCGGTGTTACCCGGGGCCGAGGGCCGGGACTACCGAGCGGATGCTCGGCGGATGCCCCAGCCGATCGCGTCCGAGGCGGACATGATCATCCCGCCGTTGAGGCGGACCTCATCGCCGCCCCAGGGCTGAACCTGGACGCCGGCCTCGCGACCGAGGGCGATGGCCTGCTTCACGGTGCTGTTCATTTCGGGACTCCTTTCTGTCCGCCGGCCCTTCCGGGGGACTGTGAACTCGGTAGTCGGGGGATCGCCCCGATCGCGATGAATCAAGAATGCACGAGCCACGGTTACGTGTCAAGGGTTGCGTCGAAGAAACTTGATGCGTAACCTCGTGGACATGACCGCGGCACTCATCATCATCAGCTTCATCCCGGTGGTGCTCGCGGTGATCGCGGGCTACGCTTTCGTCAGTCAGCCTTGATTCGTAACCACTCAGAGAGAGGGCATCTCATGGACACCATCCGCATCGGTGACTCAGTCCGGTTCACCTCGCCCGAGGATGGCCGGGAGTACGTCGGCACCGTGACTAAGCTCGGGATGTCTGGCGTCGCTACCGTCTGGTACGCGCACGACTACGGCACCGAGACGATCGAGCAGTCCGAGTGCATCCGCTCGACCCGTCTGGTGCGTGCCTGATGCTGCGTCGTGAGGACCTGCGGAAGGCTGCCGGCGAGGATGTGACCGGGGTGAGCCGCGACGTGCTGGAGTTCAACTACCGGCTGCTGGCGAAGCAGTCGCTCGACATGATCGAGGAGCTCGATCGGCAGCACGGGCGTGAGACTGCCCAGCTGCGCGAGTTGATCGGTGTCGGTCAGATCGTCGCGGTGCTGCTGGCCTCGGCGCAGCGGGCGGGTAAGAAGACGGTCCGAGTCGACGACGTCCTCGCGCAGGCGTACGCGCGGTTGTCTGATGAAGGGTCACGGGACGGGATAGGCGTCGGCAATCCGCCGAGAAATTCCTCGACTAACTCACTTGACACGTAACCGCAAGATCGGTTAATGTAGACCTACAACACAACAAAGGCCAGCAAGATTCAGGCGAGCCCAGACCGCGCGTTGACCCTGATGCAAATCCCGTGTAATGCGGAGCCCCGGCCCACAACATACTTTGAAGTCCAGCTCTGAGCCGTTGCACGTGGCTACGACGAGCTGGCACGAGCAGGCAGGTTCGCTCAGCCGACATCACCGCGCTGACCGTGTTCGATTCACGGCTGCTCACGCTGACTTGATTCGTAACCAACTAGGAGGTCACCATGAGCGCTATGAGCCGCATCTACAACAACGATGGAAACTACGACCTGGATCTGCGCAACTCGGGCAACGGCTGGGTCGGTACGTTCGGCACCATCCTGCGCGAAGCTGTCGAGGACATCACCGCCGAAGGGGCGTTCGGCCCCGTAGAGGTCACATTTGACAACGGGCGGGTACTCACGGGCACGCTGCACGGATTCGGCTCCGGCGATAACACGGTGCGCGTCGAAAGCCTCTGCATCGAGCTGGACCGCATCGAGAGGTTCCGCGCATGACCATCCACATCGCATCGCGCGGACCCGCTGGCTGGACAGCCCGGGTGCTGTTCACCGCGGGCACCGTGCTCACGGTCGTCGACGAGCGAGGCCGACGGCACCTGATCGACACATCCAAGACCACTACCCGCCGCATCGCGGCTTGACACGTAACCCGGTTACGAGTAAAGTCATGGTTGTTCGAGGGAAACGCCCTCGACGGGAAGGGGAAGACCCGATGATCAGCAGCCACCGACCGATCAAGCCGCAGACCTCGGCCCCGGTTCCGCAGCCGGCCGTCCACGAGACGGAGGTGGTGTGGACACCCAGCAACCATGGGTACCCGTACTTGGCCAAGTGCTCGTGCGGTTGGACGTCGCGACGGTACGCCGCGGAGCACGCGGCTAAATACATGGCGGATGACCACGTGTCCGCGGCTTGACACGTAACGAGAGGAACACCATGACCAGCACACACGCGTGGTTCGCCGCGCTCTCGACCCCGGAGCTTCAGCGCATGGTCACCTCGGTGAAGCGTGTCGCGGCTGCTGCCGCTGCTACCGAGCTCGCGCTGCGAGGAGAGACCCGATGACCTTGAGCGATGCAATAGACCTGATCAACGACGAGCGCGTGAAGTGGCTCCTCTTCTGCGAAGAGGCCGCGGCCCGCGGCGACGAGAAGGGCTGCCTAGTCGGCGGTGCACGGGCCAGCGGACTGGCAGACGCGCTGGTAATCCTGGCGAAAGCGGGTTCCTGATGAACGAGACAGAGCTCAAAGCGTTCAATCAGATAATCGCGGCGTCGTACTCGCCGGCTGAGCTTCGCAAGCTGTACCGACGGAGCAACCCGGGCCTACCGCTGAGCATCGAGCTGGCGTTGTCGGTCGGTGCGATCGTCGCAGGTGCTGCGCTGATGTTCCTGATCACGAAAGCGGTGGGGCTGTGAGCGGGGAGTGGTTCGAGACCGAGTACGGAGCGATGCACCGCTCGGACAACTGGCAGCTGGTCGCGAAGACCAACGGGTCGTACGACCTGTACCAGTTCGAGCGGGGCGACAACCCGTTCTGGTTCAAGATCCTGAACACCGATCTTGAGACAGCGAAGGTGTACGTCGAGTTCGTAGAGCGAGAGGACGTGGACGCGTGACCACTCCAGACCAGGTTTCGCCTCCCCGGGAGGATGGCGCAACGCCTCCCGGGGAGCTGCGGCTCACCGATCGTTGCGACGCGTGCTCTGCCGCGGCTATGGAGCGCTGGGAGAACGGTCAGTTCGAGCTGCTGTTCTGCAAGCACCACGCCGCCGTCCACGCTGAAGGGTTGTTCACCGCGTCGTGGGTACGTACTGAGTCGTGGGCGTTCGTCCGCGAGAACCTGTCGGGAACCGTCGGGCTGAAGAGAGTGAGGCAGGTATGAGCGAGGACGCAGAACGTCTATCGGTGGAGGAGATCCGTAGAAAACTGATCGCTCGGCTGCAGGAGATCGTCAACGATCTCAGCGGTGATCGCGACTACATGGGCGGCATGGATAGAGGCTTGCAGGAGGCTCTGAACATTGTCGAGGGACGAGATTACTGGGACGACGGTGACTAAGCGCCTGGCCTTCGTCGTCTGGTTCATCGTCGGCGCTGTGATGCTCGCAGCGGTCCTGGTAGCCCCGTCAGCGCGTGCTGACGGGTTCTCCGGGTGCGAGCATCGGTCGGTGTCTCACCAGCTGGAGCACGGCGGTCTCAGGGCTGATTCTGACTGGCACGTGGCCCACGGTGACCTGCCGACGTGCGATCAGGAGAAGAAATCCGAGAGCAAACACGACTCAGCCGGCCAGGGCAAAGACCGCGGGAAAGACAAGAAGAGTCGCTACTGCCGGAAACGATGGTACTGCTGACCAGCGGATCCGCTGCGGATCGAGTCGTGGTCTGGTAGCTGTAACGCCGGTATCGGTTGTGACGATGCCGGTTCAGCTACGAACTTAGTGACGTTTGACACTTGCGCCGGACTAGATCAAGTGGTCTACTTTCTCCCACGGGGGAAGAGTCCCAGATCTGGGACACCAGAAAACTACGTCGCACTGTCAAGTATCGAGGGGGTTGTGCCTTGCGCTGTAACAAGATGCAAGATACGTTGGTCTGTAATACAAGGAGGACCGATGAGAACCACCAGAGAACAGCTCCCCCGCCTCTCACTAGAAGTGATTGAGGCTCTGAAAGCTACGGGGGAGACTGAGGCAGATATCGCCCGGATGTACGGTGTGACACCGCAGGCTGTTTCATGGCACGTTCACACGTACGGAGGCAAATTGACCGCCCGGCAGGTTATCCGCCGAGAATACCCGTTCAAGGTACCAGAGCCTCTTTCTCAGTGCGCGCCGCATAAACGACTGAGGGATCACGGCGAATATATCGCCACACGCGGCAAAGGCATGAAAGAATACAAGCTGAAGCGTCTACGGTCGTTTTACCGGATGCTTCGTGAGAACAATTGGGTTGTCGAGTTTGATCCGAACATCCCGCCTATACCCGGCGTCAGCAAACGCGGGGGTTGGGCATATAGGGAGCGCCAGGAATCCGACGAAGACCTACTCATCAGAGTCAACGAATACACAACTCTGTCCGAGATCGGACGTCATCACATCTGGCGTTTCCCGAGCGTGGAGCCCTGATAACCACCCGCCCCTTTTCTTAGAAGAATGGTTTGCACCGCATGTTCGAGATCACTTCCCGAGTTATCGGTAAGACAATCGTCCCTACTCTGAACGTGGTTAAAGACGCGTATATCCGCGCTAATACACTCGATCTGGTCCCCGGTATTCGCGGCCTCCACGTTTACCGCTCTACGTGGCTAACCGACGACAGCTACCTTTACCGGGAAGTGAAAGAATTCATCGACAGGTATTGCGAGCCTGATGCAGTCGAGCGCGAAGAGCGTCACGGCGACAAATACATCATGGGCGAAATCGGGGAATTTCTGAGCTATATTCTCCGTCGCGAATATCAGCCCGCGGACTTCAACCCGTGCCCGTTGCTCGTGGAGCTGGGCCTGGACAAAAAGCGTCGCTGCAACGCGACCCGCAAGCCTAAAGAGGAGGCAGCATCATGAGCAACATCTGGGATCAGCCGGCGTACCAACCCGGCTACTACCCGCAAGCCGACGCGGCCGCTCGTGCGGCCAAGCGGAAAGGTCGTATCGAGGGCTGGCTGGCTCTGGGAGCCATCGTGGCGCTGATCGTGCTGATGTCGATCAGCCCCAGCCACGCGCTACTCGTGGTGTTCGGGACCGCGTACTTCGTCCCGACGATCGTCGCGTACTACCGGAAAGCTTCGCTGAAGCAGCCTGTCGCTGTGATCAACGTGTTCCTCGGCTGGACGTTCATCGGCTGGGTCGTGGCTCTCGCTATGGCGGTGAAGAAGTGAACGAGCACGACCTTTCCAACGGTCTGAGCGCCGCGCTCGACTGGGCGAACCGTAAGACCGGGAACATCATGGACATCACAGTCGTATCGGTCGAGGACGCTATAGAGGTGGAGAACAACCAGCTCCCCGAGGAGGGCGAGGATGGCTGATCGGAGGATGACTCTGGCCGCGTTCCTGGGCAAGTCGGTCGCGGCCCAGTTCGGGCACGGGGATAAGGCCGAAGTCGAATACCTGCGTGATCGGGTGGCCCTGTACTGGGGGTCCCGACTAGGGCCTAAGCGCTCTCTTAGCGAAGCTCTATCCGACCTCGGGCTACCCGAGGATTTTTCTTCTGACGACTACTTGATTCGTAACGATGACGAGGAGGAGACATGAAGCTCGCCGAACTGGTCGACAACATCATCACCGCCGAGACCGAGGTAACCGTCGAGTCCCTGACCGCAACCGTGCTGCGCGAGACTCCGGATGACCTGCTGGAAGACTTCTACGCGGAGGCTCTGCCGTTCTACCTGCGTACGCAGATCAACCTGACACGTAACAGCGCCATCAACGCCGCCGCTACCGAGGTTCGTAGGCAGCCCGCTCCGTCCCGCAAGATGGCCGCTGTGCGCGACTACTGGCAACAAGAGCTCGACTCGATGATCGCAGTCGGAGACGGAGCCTACAAGCGCCTTCGTGACTGCACGGCCGCTGACCTCAAGGTCGCTATCGAGACCCGGTTGGCGCATATCCAGTCGGTTCAGTCGAAGATCAACCATTACGAGTCGATGATCGAGGCTATGACGCTGCAAGGCGTCGAGACAGTCGGAGAGCTGTCCGGCCCGGTCTCGTAAGAACTCCCCGGTAGACCAAGACCCACGCGAACGCCCATCAGTCATGCGTTTACCGGGATCAAACCCCGAGGACCGGACCCATCCTCAAGGCGCGGCAACTCGCCGCCACTCCACACCCGGTCCGGTCCTCGCCCACTCTTCCCCTGAACGCCCATCCACGGCGGCGAATACCCAAAGGCACGCCGGCCTTCAGGGGCTTTTCTTACCCGTCAGCCATATCTCCGGCGAAAACCCAACTGTCGACCGCTGACGGGGACAGCTTTACCTGCGCCCTTACATAACCCGTATACCCACCCTCATAGCGCCGCAGGTAACTACTTCAAGGAGGAATCATCGTGTCTGAATACGCAATCCTCGGGCTCGCCGCCGAGACGGTCGACGATCTTGAGTCGGTTCGCATCGCGAACGAGAACCGTCTGCGCTCCCTCACCGATCCGAAGCTGTACGGCTTGGATGTCCGACACCCGGACGTCGCCGCGCTCGCGGTGATGGTCGAGCAGCTCAAGGAGACCGAAGCAGCCGCGGTGAAGAACCTTCAGAAGCGGATGCGCAAGCATCCTCTCGGGCCGTGGGTCAAGCAGGCCACCGGAGTCGGTGAGAAGCAGGCCGCGCGCCTGCTGGCCTCGATCGGTGACCCGTACTGGAACTCGCTGCACGACCGTCCACGTACGGTGTCCGAGCTGTGGTCGTACTGCGGCTACGGTGACGCCTCCCGCCAGGTTCGACGTAAAGGCGTCCAGGCGAACTGGAACTCCGATGCCAAGGTCCGGGCGTTTCTGATCGCGACGTCGTGCGTGAAGTCGAAAGGCGTCTACCGAGACGTCTACGACGAGGCGCGGAGGAAGTACGCCGACGCGGTTCACACGTCCGAGTGCAAACGCTGCGGACCCGCTGGTAAGCCTGCTCAGCCAGGCTCCCCGCTGTCGCTCGGTCACCAGCACGCTCGTGCTCTGCGAGCGATCTCGAAAGCTGTCCTTAAGGACATGTGGTTGGAGTCAAAGCGGCTCCACGAATCAACAGAGTCGCTAGCAGAAGCGGCGTAAGGAACATGGCTGACAACTTGACTCGTAACTACACGTACGAGAAGAAACCACGGTCCGTCTCGCAGCTGTCGCAGTTCGACAAATGCCCGTTCAGCTGGAAATTGGCCAGGCATGAGCGCGTGTGGAAACGCCCAGCGGCCTGGCTACAGCAGGGTACCGGGGTCCACGCGGTGGCTGAGAAATACATGCTCTCGAAGCTCGCCGGCTCCCCGCTGTCGCGCGAAGAGTGCTATGAGATCTTCAAGGCCGAGTACGCCGACGGGATCAACGAAGCTACCGAAGAGACCCCTAACCTCGGCTGGTGGTTCGCATCAGGCCGGTACCGAGGTCAGGAAGACATCGAGCGTCGATGGGACATCGGACTAGAACAGGTCGATAAGGTGATCGACTGGATCGACAACCACCAGAGCTTAGAGGTGTGGCACACACCGGACGGTACCCCGGGGATAGAGCTCGCGATCGAGTTCGAACTCGATGGGATAGAGATCCGGGGCTACATCGACGCGGTGCTCGTGCTCGACGGCGAGGTGCTGGTGGTCGACTGGAAGACCGGACTCAAGCCCGGAGATGACTTTCAGCTCGCGGTGTACGCGCTGGCGTTGAAACAGCTGTACGGCGTCGAGATCACGCGCGGCGTGTACTTCATGGCGAAGACCGGTAAGCCGACGTATCCGTACGACCTGACGGACTGGACGCGGGAGAAGATCTCGGCCCGGTTCCACGAGATGGAGCGGAAGCTGGAAGCAGGGGACTTCACGCCTAAGCCAGGTGCTAGCTGCGCGAGGTGCGACGTGGCGTTGAGCTGTGAATACTCTATGGCCTGAAACTTGATTCGTAACAAAGGAGAAACAAAATGGACATCGTTGAAAAGCTCGCGCGTGCGCTGTGGGAGGCCGTGCCGTACCACCGACCCTTCGAGTGGCCCGTACATCCGAACGAGGAGATGCGAGACCACTACAGAGCACGAGCCAGCAAGCTGCTGGATCAGTTCGAGATCAAGGAGCGGTCGTGAGCAATCCATCACTAGCGACCGAGGAGCAGCTGACCGAGCTGTTCGGGGTCGATACAGACACCGTCCGACGCTGGCGCAAGCAGGGGCTCGCCGCGGTCGGGGACTACTCGCCGAAGTGGGGTAAGCCGACGCCGTTGTTCAGCGTCGCATCCGCTGCTCGGTATCACAGGAAGGGCTGAGTCTTGGCCGAACGATGGACTCTTGCTGACCCGGCGCTGAAAGCGACCGTGACCAAACGGCCAGGCCCGGGGAACCTGTTGGACGTCGAGCTGGAAGACAAGAGAGCGGTTCACGAGCTCGGCGGGGTGCTGCGCGCTGCTCGTCGAGGTCTTCTCGGTCCTCCGCTGGTGAAGTTCCTCGGTACGACTGAGTCGGCGCTGATCAAAGCTACCGACCGAGTCTGGGCTGAAGAAGTCAAGGCCAAACAGGAAGGCCGCACGATCTACAACGGGTTCATAGCGAGAGGGACGAAGTGAACAGGCTGGCTATGGCTGCGCTCGGAGGGTTGTCCCTAGCCGGCGCGCTGGTGTTCGGGGTAAGCGCCGGGATCGCCCGGGTTATCGCTGTTGAAGACACGACGGAGGAGGTGCCCGATTCTCTCGATCTTGCAGTCGATTGACGCTAAAGGGTCTGCCGGTGACCCTCTACCTGTACCGTTCCGGTCGCTGACCAAGCAGGGCATCAACTTCCTGCGAGGTCAGCTGGCGCTGATCGCGGCAGCACCCGGCGGGGCTAAGTCAGCGTTCACGCTCGCTCTAGCGCTCAAAGGCCGTATCCCGACGTACTACCTCTCGGCTGACTCGGACGCGTTCACGCAGTCGACGCGCATCCTCTCGATGGAGCTCGGGATGCCGCTGGCTGAGTCAGCTCGGGCGGTGCGCGAAGGTCAGTTGCCTCCGCAGGTGCTGACGTGGAACGCAGCCCCGGGGAATCCGCACGGTATCCCTATCCGGCTGAACTACTCGGCGCAGCCGACGCTCAAGGTCATCGAGACCTCGTTGGCCGCGTACGAGGAGACGTTCGGGAACTACCCGCAGCTGATCGTGATCGACAACATCACGAACGTCATCACCGGGGTAGCCGCGAACGACGAGGACCCGTTCGGCGGTCTGGAAGTACTGATGGACTGGCTGCACGAGAAGGCCCGGGAGACCGGCGCGTGCATCATCGGGTTGCACCACGTCACCGCTGACAACAACTCCGGTGACAAGCCGATCCCGCTGTCGGGGATCAAGGGGCAGATTGGTCGCGTACCCGAGCTTGTAGCCACCTTGCACCGAGTCCCGTCGACGTTCGGCGGGGACACGCTGAGGGTGTCGGTGGTCAAAAATAGGTCAGGAAGAGCCGACCCTTCGGGCCGGCTGTACGCCGAGCTGAAGTTCGACGGCTCGAAGATGGAGATTAAGGATTTCTAGATGGAATTTCTAAGAACATGGGCAATGGTTGTGTCCATGATCATGCTGATGATCATCAATGGGCGGCTCTCTCACATCATCGAATTGCTGCAGAGGTGATTCGTTATGCCCGATAACTTGATTCGTAACGGAAGGAACAATATGAACAACAACATGAACACAGCCATCATCGCGCAGACGCGCGCACAGGCCGCGGACCTGGCCCTGAACCTCGGGTCGGGGTCCCAGCTGTTCGGGGCCGACGATCAGCGGGCGTTCGAAGGTACGATCGCCAGCCGGATTCTGATCGCTGAGGGGACGCAGTTATCTGACGACTTCCTCGACTCCATCTACGCCTCCAGCTTCAAGACGCCCGGAGGGCGGGTGCTCTGGGTGTCGGCTCGGGACCTGGCAAGGGAGGAAATCTGATGGAGTTTCGGGACGGGGTGACGGTGTTCACCACAGGCCCGGACTGCTTCAAATGCACGCTCACCAAGAACGCGTTGACCCGTGGCGGTGTGGAGTTCCGGGAGGTCCGCGTGGACCAGGACCCCGAGGCTCTGAAGCTGGTGAAGCAGAAAGGCTACGAGACCGCTCCGGTGGTTCACGTCGCCAGCACCGGCGCGTGGTGGGACGACTTCCGGGCCGACAAGATCCGGGAGCTGATCAAGGCGGCTAAGGCGTGAGCATCGAGCAGCTGATCGCGTACTCGATCATCGCGTGGGGCGCAGGTCTGTGGTTGGTCGGGTGGCTGGATGGCGGCGGCTAAGCCTAAGCCCCGGCGCTGCGTCGACTGCGCAGCGGCCGGGATCACAACCCGCCGAGCCGCCCCTCACCCAGGGCCTCGATGCGCCACCCACCATCGCGAAAAGCGAACCGTCCGAAAGGATACGGCGTGGGAGAAGCGTCTTCTGGAGCTCTACGACATCACCGCCGATGAGTATTGGCAGATATACGAGGCTCAAGGTGGCAGGTGCTACATCTGCCGCAAAGGCCGAGGCCTGCGGAAGAAGCTGGCCGTCGACCACGACCACCGAACCGGGCACGTTCGCGGACTCCTCGATACGCCCTGTAACCGCAACGTACTCGGCCACCTCGGTGACGACCCCGAAGCTCTCCAGCGAGGGATCGACTACCTGGAGAACCCGCCCGCGTTCGCGGTGATCGGGAAACGGATCGCTCCTATCGAGGTCCCGAACTTGAATCGTAACCAAGGAAGGAAGAAGAAATGACCGCTATCCGAACAGGGGACCTCGCGGACTGGGAACAGGGTCTTCGGAAGCCGAAGAAGAAGATCGTGACTGGCGACGCCCGCGCGACCGGCCTACCGGCCAACTCCGTAGACCTGGTAGTCACCTCGCCGCCGTACTGGCAGAAGCGGGACTACGGCCACGACGATCAGATCGGCCAGGAGTCAACCCCGCAGGGTTACGTCGCAGCGATGATGGACTGTCTGCACGAGTGGAAACGGGTGCTGCGCCCGACCGGCTCGGTCTTTCTCAATGTCGGCGATACCTACTACAAGAAGTCACTCGTCGGGATACCCAGCCGCATCGAAGCGGAGGCCGTAGACCACGGCTGGTTGGTGCGTAACCGGATCATCTGGACCAAGGACGGCGGCATGCCCGAGCCGGCGAGGAACCGTCTCGCCAATCGCCACGAGTACATCATTCACCTCGCGCCGAGGCAGAGCTACTACTACGACCTGCACGAGTACGCCGAGACCTACGGCAACGGAGCCAACCCCGGCGACGTCTGGCGCATCAACCCCGAGCGGAACATGAGCGCGCACCTGGCTCCGTACCCGCAGGAGCTGGTGCGTCGCGCGGTGATGCTCGGCTGCCCACCCCAGGTTTGCACGACCTGCGGCAAGCCCCGCACGAGAATCTTGGAACGCACGCGCATCCTCGACCCGAGCCGTCCGCAAGCGCGTCGTGCGATGGAGCTGGCTGACGAGGCCGGACTGACCGACGAACACATTCGCGCTATCCAGGCCACCGGGGTCTCCGACGTGGGCAAGGCCACGAAGTTCCAGTCCGGGACCGGGCGCAACAGCAAGTCGGTGCAGGTTCTTGCCACGGAGGCCAAGGAGGTGCTCGGCGGGTACTTCCGCGAGTTCACCTTCGCCAAGAAGGTGACGATCGGCTGGACCGACTGCGGGCACGGAACCCCGTCGCGCGGCGTGGTGCTCGATCCGTTCGTCGGAACCGGCACGACGCTCAACGTGGCGGTCAAACTCGGGCGTGATGCTGTCGGTGTCGATCTCGTTCCGATGGTCGACCAGCAGACACCGAGGGTCGTCAAATAAAGCATCGAATTTCTCGCTCGACACAACTTGAATCGTAACGGGCGGAAGCCCACAACCGGAAGGAAGAGAAAGACTTGAGAAACGTCGACCTACGTCTCGGAGACTGCCGAGACATCCTCACCGAACTAGAAGACGCCAGTGTCGATGCAATTCTCACAGACCCGCCCTACGAGCTGGCCTTCATGGGCAAGAAGTGGGACAACTCGGGCATCGCTTTCGACGTCGAGATGTGGGAGCAATGCCTGCGGGTCCTCAAGCCCGGTGGGCACCTGCTCGCCTTCGGCGGCTCCCGCACCTGGCACCGACTGGCTGTGGCAATCGAGGACGTCGGGTTTGAGATCCGCGACTCGATCGCCTGGCTGTACGGCAGCGGGTTCCCGAAGTCGCTCGACGTGTCCAAAGCCATCGACAAGGCCGCAGGCGCTGAGCGCGAGGTGCGGCAGTGGCAGGGCTGGGGCACGACGCTGAAACCGGCGTTCGAGCCCATCGTGGTCGCGCGTAAGCCTCTCGTGGGCACGGTGGCGGCGAACGTCCTGGAGCACGGTACGGGGGCGTTGAACATCGACGCCTGCCGCATCGGCACGGCTCAAGGACGCTGGCCCACGAACGTTGTTCTCGATGACACGCAGGCCTCCGAGCTCGACGCGCAGACCGGCATTCAAAAGTCCGGGACGGCGGTTCAGCGCAACGGCGGTGGGCAGAAAATCTTCGGCGGCATCGCGGGCGGGGAGAACAGTGCGGGTGCCCGACCTGACGCCGGGTACAACGATGAGGGCGGCGCGTCGAGGTTCTTTCCGGTGTTCAAGTACCAGGCCAAGGCTCCCACCAAGGAGCGCCCCAAGGTCGACGGGGCGGCTCACCCCACGGTCAAGCCACTCGCCCTCATGCGGTGGCTGGTCAAGCTGGCCACCCCGCCGGGGGGTGTAGTGCTGGACCCCTTCGCGGGCAGCGGAACCACGGTGGAGGCGTGTCTTCTCGAGGGATTCGACTGCATCGCCATTGAAAATGAAGCTGACTACATCCCGCTCATCGAGCATCGAATTTCTCGCTCGACAACTTGATTCGTAACTAAGGAAGGAAGAAACGATGAAACCGACTACACGACCGAACCTGCTGCGACAGCAGATCCTCAGCGAGTTGCTTGCCAACCGTACGGTGACCCGTACCGAGACCCAGCCCAAGAAGGGTCCGAAGGACACGGTCATCCACCCGGTCACGGGTGAAAAAGTCACCTACCAGACCTACGTCGACGCCCCGGTCGATCGTCAGGTCCCGGGCCTGGCCGGTCATGTCTCGGAGGAGAACATCGACCGGCTGGCTCGGAGGTGGGGTAAGTGAGCTGGATGAAGATCGAGGCGTTCGTCAAGGTCGATCCGACCACCGACACCGAGGACGTCTACGAGTTCCTAGACGACGCGCTCAAGCAGCAGTTCCCGTACCACGAGGGCATCGAAGTGTACGAGGTCTTCCGGTGGAACCTTCACAAACGCTGATCGCGAAGGTCATCGAGCGGCTGGCACCTGACTGGGTACCGCCCGAGGACACGGGCCGGGTGTGGATCCCCTGCCTCTGCTGGCACCACGAGGAGTCGCGGCCGTCTGCCGCGGTGTCGTACCAGCTGAACGCTTTCAACTGCCTCGCTTGTTCGGCGCGGGGCAACGCGATCACGTTGCTGATGACTTACGAGGAGGTGAACTATCAAACAGCAGTCGAAAGAGCACAAGAGCTATCTCCTTCAGGCGTCGCAGCGTTATCACAAAGCACTGGCTGGGTCCGCGGCCGAGGAGTATCTGGCAACCCGCGGGCTGACCGCGCCGGCTATCGCAGAGGCGGTGACGCAGTTTCGCCTCGGGTACGTGGAGGAACCGCTGCCGGGTCACGAGATGTACAAAGGGATGCTCGCTATCCCTTACCTGCGATGGGCTCCGGACGAGCGGTGGCAGGTGGTCTCTCTGAGGTTTCGTCGCCTAGACGCCGCCGAGGGTAAACCGAAGTACCTGACCGTCCCGGGCGACACCGGGCGGCTGTACAACACGCTGGCGTTGCTGCAACCGGCTCAGCGTATCGGGATCGCGGAGGGCGAGATCGATGCGTTGACAGCGTCTGTCGCGGGGTTCCCCACGGTCGGGGTTCCCGGTGCGCAGGCGTGGAAAGAGCACTTCCGCGAACCGTTCCTCGGGTACCGGGAGGTGCTGATACTCGCGGACGGTGACGATGCGGGGATGCAGTTCGCTGAGACGGTGGCGGGTGTTCTGCCTAACGCCAAGATCATCCCGATGCCCGACGGCTCGGATGTCAACGACCTGGTGCTCAGCCAGGGAGTACAAGCACTGAAAGACAAGGTAGGGATATGACAGAAAGCATCCTGGAAGAGGCACAACGCCTGATCCATGGACCGCGCAACAAGAACTACGGGCACCCCCGGGAGAACTTCGCCGACATCTCCGCGTTGTTCTCCGCGTACCTGGAGCGTCCGATCTCTGACCTGGACGTCGCGAACCTGATGATCCTGGTCAAGGTGGCCCGAGTGAAGGGTACGGGGTACCACCGGGACTCTTACACCGACATCGCGGGTTACGCCGGCTGCGCCGAGCGGATCTACGAGGAGCCGGTAGAGGAGGACGGTCAGCCCGCCCTGTTCGATCTTCCGCTGCCCGACGACTTGATTCGTAACGAGGACTCGCTGTCGTGGGTGGATGCACTCAACGACATCACTTACTCGGACGGCGAAGACGAGGACGCTCTCGTGGATCTGGACGAGCCGAGGGTGTGGGCCGGCGCCTATGACGTACCTGAAGGCACCAGGTTCCATGACGCCGACGGGGATGTCTTCTGGTGGGTCAAGGACCAGCTGTGGTGGCACCCGGCCGACTTCCCGGAACGGGCCGGAACGTGGCCTACCAAGAGTCTGTTCAGCGACTTCGACTCCGTATTCGGGCCCTTCACGGAGGTCGTCGAGTGATCGGCGTCGGTAAGACCCAGGACCTCCCGGGAGGATTCGTGGTCGCCGGAGTCGAGCTCGGCAGTAACTGCACCTACACATCCGTCACCAACGCGATCAATGCGCTGGACGACGTCTACCGATCAGTACGCGCGGAGCTAACCCTCCTCGCAGAGAAGGGAACCAAATGACTCAGCGTATCGCAATTCTGCCCGACGTTCAGTTGCCGTTTTCTGACATCAAGGCTCTGAGGGCGTTCATCCGATTCGTCGGAGACACGCAGCCCGACATCCTTCTGGGAATCGGGGATTACATGGACTACCCAGGTCCCGCCCGATGGTCCAAAGGCACCGCCGCCGAGTACCTGCCCGAGCTCAAGAAGCACAACGAGATCGGCAAGAAGTTCCTGCAGGAGATCCGAGACGTCTACGACGGCCCGTTCTTGATGCACGAGGGCAACCATGACCTCAGGCCGCGGCAGTACCTGGCTCGGTATGCGCCGGCTCTGGGCGAGATGGAGGACGCCTTCCACTTCCAGAACATGCTGGACTTCGACGGCTTCGGGATCGAGCTGCTGCCCGACTTCTACGACATCGCCCCGGGCTGGATCTCCACTCACGGTCACATGGGCAAGTTCTCGCTGTCGCAGATCGCCGGATCGACGGCGCTGAACGCGGCGAAGAAGACCGGGGATAAGTCCGTGGTCATGGGCCACACCCATCGCAACTGCGTCACGCACCACACCTCCGGGTACGGGGGTCGCACGAAGGTTCTAACCGGTTTCGAGGTCGGGCACTTCATGGACCAGAAGCAGGCCACGTACCTGTCCAACGGAACTGGCAACTGGCAGTTGGGATTTGGAATCCTCACCGTGGATGGTAAGCACGTTCAGGCTCAGGGAATCCTGATCCAGAACCGCAAGTTCATCGTTGACGGCCGGGTCTGGGAAGTCTGACGCCGTGGCCTTGACACGTAACGGGAACGTTCTGCCGTACCTGCACTTCGAAGCCCGGTCCCGGGAGATTCCCCGGGTAGAGCTGATCGAGGTTCTGGTCGAGGAGACCTACGCCAAGCGCAGTCTGGAGCCGGTGAATGGATGACTCTCTCTTGGACAAGCGCCTCAGACGAGGTGCGAAGTCCGCGGGGGTGGAGTGGTCTCTGACGGCCGATCAGCTGGAAGATCTGACCGGGGACCTGTGGGTCGCTGTTCTGGAGAAGTCGTCGCGGATGACCGCGGCTACGCAGCCGTCGGAGGGCGAGGCTATCTCGTTCCTGCGCCGTCACGCGTATCAGATCCTGAGCGAGTCCGCGTTCGCGGACGACCTAGCCCGAGGTGACTGGGACTACTCGTCGGAGTCGATCAAAGACGCACTCAAAGGTCGGTCGGACAACGTGTACCTGATGGAGGTGATTCCTCAGGCTGTATCCCAGCTCGTGGATCGCCACCCGCCGTACGCGGAAGCGCTCAAGGTTCGGTACATCGACGGGGTGGTTCTGCGGGACCAGGCCGCCAAGGACCGGCTGAAGAATGCTCACCGCGCGGTGCTCGAAGAGGTCCACAAGGTCATCAAGCAGACCGATGACCACGACGGGCCAGGCTCGCGGTCCAAGGTGTTCCCGGACTCGATCCGGTCGCACAACGGCCCGAGTGACCCTGTCGGGGAGATGGCTACTCGTCTCGCTGACGACGGGTGGAAATCAGCCGGCGAGGACGGTCTGACGTACCGGGAGCTGCTCGACCTGGCTACCGCCGAGCCGGCGGCCGCTAGTGCTCCGAAGCATCGCCGGGCGTGCCCGGTGTGCCACCACATAGTACCGATCAGCTCGGGACGGTTCAGGGATCACCTGATCCCGTCCTGCGCAGGGTCAGGGGCTGCCGCGTGAACATCTTCGACGGCCAGTTCAGCGGTATGTCCGGCGTCGACATGTACCGAGCGTGGGTGACGCCTGAGCTCTACCCCAACCAGAAACCAGCCCTCCTGGCTAATTGGTCAGACGAGGACAAAGAGATGTTCGTGGGTGCCGAATGGACCCGCGGCTACAACCGGAAGGAAACCGAATGGCAGACCGACTCACTGCAATCGTAATGGTCCCTCGGGACGAATCGCTTCCCCTCGACGTGCAGGGCGTGTTCCTCCGGGACCGCGCACTCTCCGAGATGGGGAAGATCGCGGAGGTGGACAAGAACAGCCTGCGATTCTCCAGTGCCTCGGATACCGCCAATATCAGCCTGGACGACGACCGAACGGTCTGCACGTGGCAGATGAACCTGATCGCTGCACTGTTCCACGCTGACGGCAAGGTCTCCAAAGACGTCGTCGGTAAGCAGGTCACCGAGGACCGGGCCACCCGGTACTTCTCCTCGGTGTCGTTCGTCCGCGACAACGCCTGATTACCCAACTACCCACTAACGAAAAGGAAAACCGAATGACTGTCACCACCGATCCCTGGGGCTCGAACGACAACGGCCCCGAGCAGCCTGTCGCCACCACCGCTCCTGCGACCACCGTGGTCAACAACAGCAGCAACGTGGCTCCCGGCGAGGGCAAGATCGTCACCACCCTGAAGGGTGGCCGGGACTTCGACGCGCCGTGGATCGTGATCCACGCTTCGTCGGTCGAAGAGTCCGACGCTCTGTTGGACTCGAAGTTCAAGGACTACATGGACAAGGTGAAGAAGGTCGCCGCGGCGTTCGCGGGCGGATCGGCTGCGCAGGCTCCCGCGCAGACGATCAACCTCGGCTACCAGCGTCAGGCTCCGCAGGGTGCGCAGGAAGCCCCGGAGTGGGCTCCGCCGAAGCCGTACGACGACTTCGTCTACAAGACCGGTGTATCGAAGAAGACCGGCAAGGTCTGGCACGCGTGGATGCCTCCGACCAAGGATGACGGTCGCGACGCCAAGTTTTTCTACGCAAATTAACTTGACTCGTAACTACCTAGGAGGGTGTAATTGAGCGAGGAAATCAAGGTTCCGAAGTTCATGGTCATGCTTCAGAACGGGTTGTTCTTTACGTTCCCGGACGACTGCGAGTACCGCATCAGCGGTGACGAACTGTCCGTGGACTTCGGGGAAGGGGAGTACCGGGCCTTCCCGTTCAAGAACAACATCGCCTACTACGGGCGAGTGATGGTCAAGGAAGAAACCCCGGAGGGTCAGATCCGCCGGGAGCTGGGGCTCTAACGTCCCCAGCTTGATTCGTAACGAAGGGAGGGGCGGGTGAAGCAACACCGCTACCAGATCAAGGACGAGACAGTTCTGGTCAACGTCGTAGAGCACGAGGATGATCTCGACGGGTTCGAGAGCTTCATCCGCTCCAACCTCCGGATTCTCGGTCTCGATACCGAGACGACGGGGCTCAATATCTACCAGGACGCCTTCGGTATCCGGCTGATCCAGTTCGGTAACCCGTGGGAGTCGTGGGTCCTGCCGGTGGAGCGGGGCGGTGTGTTCGTAGGAGCCGCCGTCACCGCTCTGCAGAAGGTCCAGCGCTTCGTGATCCACAACGCCGCGTTCGACCTCCAGGTGATCGAGCGGACGCTCGGTGTGCCGATGGAGCAGATGTGGCCGAAGGTCGAGGACACCAAGATCTACTCGCACCTGGTAGACCCCCGGGCCTACAAAGAAGGTGGGACCGGCCACAAGCTGGAAGAGCTGACGAAGTTCTACATCGACCCGGTGACCGCCGAAGAGGTCAAAGCCTCGATGGCTCGCCTGGCCAAGAAGCACAAGACCACCAAAGACAAGATCTGGGCGCTGGTCGACCTGGACGACCCGGACTACGAGCTGTACGCCGGCATGGACACGATCCTGGTGTCCCGGCTGCTGGGCAAGGTAGCCCCGCTGGTGCCGGAGTCGTCGCACAAACTGATCCCGTACGAGCACAAGCTCGCTGAGGTGATGTCGTACGTCGAACGCACCGGGTTCCTGCTGGACGTCGACTACTCGGAGAAGCTGTCAGCGGACATGCTGCGGAAGTCCGAGCACTACACCGCGGTGGCTCGTTACGCGTACGGGGTCGACTCGGTGAACTCCACCGAGAAGCTGGCTGACGGCCTGGAGCGTACGGGCGTGAAGATCAAAGGCCGCACGGCCACAGGCAAGCGCCAGGTGAACGCCGAGCTGCTGGAAGCTCTGGCGGAGGAGGGCAACGCGCTGGCGAAGGCTGCGATCGAGGCGAAGAAGTGGGGTTCCTGGGAGAAGACCTGGGTCCGCAACTTCATCGAGCGGCGGGACGCCAACGACCGGGTCCACCCGGGGATCAACCCGCTGCAGGCCCGGACTGCGCGGATGTCGACCACATCGCCGTCGGCGCAGAACCTTCCGGCCAACGACTGGATGGTCCGACGGTGCTTCCTCGCGGACCCCGGGCAGCTGATGGTCTCGGTCGACTACCAGGCGCAGGAGCTTCGCGTCCTGGCGGCGCTCGCCAACGACCGGACGATGATCCGCGCGTTCGAGGAGGAGGCGGATCTGCATCAGGTGACCGCGGACGCCGCGGGCATGGATCGCAAGGTCGGCAAGATGGCCAACTTCCTAACCGTGTATGGAGGGGGTGCGGGCAAGCTCGCGACCAACGCGGGCATCACGTTCCCGGAGGCGAAGAAGGTGCTCGACATCTTCGCGGCCACCTACCCCGGGGTTACCGATCTGTCCAAGAGCCTGCAACGGGAGGCGGCGAACCTCGGGTACGTCATCACCCCTACCGGTCGTCGGCTGCCCGTCGACCCTGACCGAGGATACGCGGCGCTGAACTACATGGTGCAGTCCACGTCACGTGACGTAACGGCCAGCGCTGTGCTGCGGCTGCACGAAGCGGGGATGACACCGATGATCCGTCTGGTGATCCACGACGAGGTTCTGGCGTCGGTGCCCGAGGTCGAGGCTGAGGTTACGGCTAAGGAGATCGGCCGGATCATGGAGCAGACGTTCCGAGGCGTGCTGATCAACACCGACCCGGAGGTCGGGGGCCGATCCTGGGGCGCGGCATATCTGAAGAAAGACGAGCAACCGTCCGCAGATCCATTTCTGCGGATCCCAGCTTGATTCGTAACGGAAGGAACAACGTGGAAGAAGTAGTAACCAGACTCATCGAGAAGATCGTGGCCGTTATGCCCGTGCCTGCCGAGTTCTGGGAGGGCCTCAACGAGGACCAGCAGGACTCCCTGCTCCAGGAGATGGAGGCGGACGCGTTGCGCGCCTTCGAGAAGGAGGCCGTCCTCACCTCTCCGATCAAGCACGGGGTCCACGCCCCGTACGAGTTGGCCGAGGTCTACCTCCCGATATGGGCGTACGAGGACGAAGACGGGAACGAGAGGGTCGCTCCGCGCGTGGTCATGGTCCGCTTCTCCGCTTACGGCTACAGGAAGGACAACGCCTGATGGAATTTCAAGAGTTTTGCGACCGCATTTATCAGGTGTTCTCGCAGACCACCGGTGCTGAGGACCGGTTCTGGGTGGTGGAGGACAACAGCGCCGAGGGCGTCGGGGTCTGGGACCTGGTCGCCGTCGACCAGGAGGATCGCCGGGAGTACCTCGGCAGGTTCTCCAACGAAGCGGATGCCGACTTCGTCGCATCGATCCACGGCGCTATCGCGGACATGGTGCGTAGGTCGATGGAGGCGATCGACGATGCGGCTCGGCTGGAGCTGGAGCGCGACGACCTGATGGGTCGGGTCTTCGACCTGGAGCTTGAGATCCAAGGGCTCAAGAGCGAGCTGGACCGTTACGAGGGGTTGGAATGAGCAAGCACCACTGGGTCAATCAAAGCGCGGACCTGGACCTCTGGGTCAAGCAGTTCGACATCGCGTACAAGTGCCGGTTCTTCGCCAAACACGATCTGCCCGACTGGGTACGTCCTCCGGGCAGGCTCCACGAGGGAAGCGTGTTCTACGACCACAAGCGCCGAGCGTTCTACCGGCGAACGGATGAGTGCTGGTCTCATCGCATCTTCCCGAGAACGGGAGGGGCGGAATGAGCAAGCACGAGTACGTCGGGGGGTTCACCGCAGATCCCGAACAGTTTGCGCATCTCTGGGTTCAGGGGCACCTCGCTCGGCGGCTGGGCCTGACCCACGTGCGGGAATCCGTATCGGGACGCCACCGGCTGCCGGACGTCCGATTCAGCCAGGAGCTACCCGACGGGACGGTCTACTGGTCGGTGAACCGGAAGAACTTCTTCCGCCGGGACGACAGCCTCCCATCGGGATGGGTGCAACGCATCTACCCGCGTGTAGCTACCAGCTTCAGGACCGCGGAATGAAGCGGGTGCGTGAACTGGTGCTGATCCGGATGCTCGACCACGAGGTTCGGCTGGAGCACCTGATCCAGATCATGCGGGGGTGGTTCCGGTGAGGGAGCTCTGGGGTAACGACGCCAGGAAGTGGCTGATCCGCAAGAGCCCACACACCCAGGAGTGGATCGTGTTCCCGTCGGTCGGATCGTTCTACGGTGTCATCACGTTCCACCCGGACTACGAGTCGGCACGGGCCGACTTCATCAGGCAAACGAGGAGACCATGAGCAAGAAGAAAGACATCACCGTCAAAGTAATCCCTGTGATCCTCACACCCGAGGAGGTGCGGCAAAAGATCGTCGACGTCATCTCCGACTGGGCCCTGATCTGCTCCGATGACGCCGAGCAGGTGGCTGCCGAGATCCTATCCGGCGTCACGCTCGTCCAGGTAGAGGACGTCGAGGAGAAGGCCCGGGCCCGGGTGTGGGACAGCATCCATGCCGTCCCGCTGGGCGTGAAGGTTCGCGACCGGGAGAGCGACGTCTTCTGGTGGGACGAGAACTACGCGCTCTGGTGGACTTCGCCTGGGCGGTCTGATCCTTACTGGGATTTGTACCGCGGGGAGATCGGCGCAGATTTCAACTCCACGTTCGCCCCGTTCACCGAGGTGATCGAATGAGTAAGAAGAAGAAAGACGTCACCGTCGAGCAGCTGGCCGTGATCGCCGACCGGCTTACCGAGGCGGTGGATCTGCTGAAGATCATCTCGACGCAGACTCGTCAGTCAGAGGTGATTACGGTGCGTCAGTATGACGATCCGGAACTGCAGCGTCGTAAGGTGAGCGCGGCTCAGGAGATCGAGGCCATCCGCGTCGAGGAGGCCGAGCGCTACCACGCCTACCGTGACAAGCCTCTGCAGCCGTACGTACGGGTCCACGAGGCCCCGTAAACCCCTCTAGCGTCCACGCTGACGGACGCAACCCCGCAACTGAATAGAGACTACCAGAGAGCCCTCTGCGTGCCCTTACACGGCGCGTAGGGGGCTTTTCTGCGTTCTCGGGTAGTCGCTCTACGACATCCCGGCGTGTAGCCGTTCGACCACGCTGCCGAGCCTGAGATGCTGCTCGTACTCCTGCAGATCCCCGAAGTCGATCGTGCGAGTCAGCCCGCCGCGGACGTCGAACGTCAGCCGAACGTTCATCGACCGAAGCCAGGCGTTCTTACCCGAGATGTCCTGCTCCCGCCACCAGTCCCCGAACCGCTGCCCGGTCTCGCGCCACTCCCAACCCGAGGGGCGAGCCTCCAACCCTTCCAACTCCTCTTGCCGCGCGGCCAGCGCCGCAATACGAGCGTCGAGTGCCTCGCGCTGCGGAGACCCGACCCGGTAGGCCGGGGAGCCGATCAGCGACGTCAGGTCCACCAGCTCCGCGTTCACCTCCGCGAGTTCGACCGCCGAGTCCGAGCCGGCTACCCAGACTTTCTCCAGACGCTCCGAGTCCCCGAGCAGATCCAGCACCTGCTCCTCGCAGAACGCGTCCCACTCCGCCATCGCGACCGTACCGTTGCCGCACCGCTGCGCCCAGCCCCACGACCGGCAGCGGTAGCGAGCGTTCTTCCTACCGCCCCCGGTGAACTTGTACGCGGGCTCCCCGCACACCGCGCAGAACAACACCCGCAGCAGCAGCGACGGAGTAGCCACCGCGGGCTTCGCCCGGGAGGTCTTCACGAGCTCGGCGCGCAGCGCCTCCAGCTGCTCACGGGTCAGGATCGGCTCGGCCCGCACCAGCGGGGCTCCGTCGTCGTCTCGGACGGTCTTACCGTTCAGAGTCGCGTACCCGAGCATCGCCTCGGAGATCAGCGAGCGCTTCAGCGCGGTAGCCGACCACTCCCGGCCCTGCGGCTCCCGGCCTTGCAGCTTCGCGAAGTAGTCCTTAGGCGACAGGACACCGCGCCGGTTCAGGTCGTGGGCCACTAGGTGCAGCGGCTCGTGGTTGTCGACGACGCGGTGATACACCTCGAGGATGCGCTCTCGCTGCACCGGGTCCGGCACCAGCCGCCACTCCCCGTCCACGCGCGTAGGCAGGTACCCCCACGGCGGCAGGGAGCCTCGGTATTTCCCGGCGCGGATATTGAAATGCGCCGCCGAACGGTTCCGCTCTTTGATCGCTTCTAATTCCATCTGCGCCACCGTTCCCATAAGCGCGATCACGACCGCCGCGAACGGCGTCGTCGTATCGAAGTGCGCTTCGGTCGCGGAGACGACCAGCTTCTTGTGATCCTCGGCCCAGTGGACCAGCTGCTGCAGATGCCGGATCGATCGGGTCAGCCGGTCTACCCGGTACGCCACGATCACATCGAACGGTTGCTCCTCGAACGCTAGCCACCGGGCCAGGTTCGGGCGGCGCTTCCGGTCGAACGGATCGACCGCTCCGGAGACGTCCAGATCCTCCGCTACCCCGACGACGTCCCACCCGCGCTGGGCGCAGAGCTGCTGGCAAGACTCCAGCTGACGCTCCGGTGAGGTCGTAGCATCGGTGACGCGGGACAAGCGGATCACTACCAGGGCTCTCATGGGTTTGTACCGTACACCACTGAGACCGCGGTGGTTGACCAGACAAACCACGAAGACACAGGTCATCACGGCCATACCCACTGAAACACAAAAAGCCCCCTACCTAGCCTTCGCGGGCCGGGTAGGGGGTTTCTTGGTATACGGGGTTAGATCACCACGGATCGGTGGTCTCGGTCTTGCCGCGGCCTCCGCCGCAGTGGCGCTGGCACTTGTAGACGTGCTTGGTGCCGTCCATCTTGTACGAGCCGTCGGCGTGCTTGGCGTAGGTCCAGTCAGCTCCTGCACCGCCGGAGCCGGTAGCGCAGGCGTGCTTGTAGATCTGACCGTGACCGAAGCCGTGGTTCGAGCAGTGAGCCGGAGCAGCCTGGGCGATCGGTGCGATACCGAGCCCGAGACCAGCCGCGAGGATGCCCGCGGCAGCGATAGTGCGTAACATAACAGTGCCTTCCTGATGGTGGGTGTGCGACCGACGGGGTTGGTTTCTCAGGCCTTAGCCCCGCCGGTCGTTCTCTTGCAGACGACTTTACTCGTAACATGGTTACGTGTCAAGCGCGAATCATTCCCACTCGATCAGGACATAGCCGTCACCGCCGCTACCTGCGTTTGATCCGCCCGTGTTTATGGCTCCGGCGGTCCCCCCGCCGCCGTTCCCCGCGGGGCCGGAGCTGGTTCCGTTGCTGCCGCCGTCGATGCTGTTGTCGTTGGACCGGAGGCCTCCAGCACCCCGACCGCCAGCGCCTGAACCGTCCGTCCGGCTTTGCCCGCTAGTCGGGTTACTACCGCCGTTGCCGCCTTTGCCACCTGTATAGCCTGTTGCGGATACGCCGGAGATGCTGGTTGTACCGCCGGCCCCGCCGCTTCCGCTGGACGACGAGTTAGTGCCCCTCGCGCCTGCTGCCCCTCCGCTAGCCGTCAGGGAAACGCTGCCGGACGAGAACACAGTCGAGCCGCCGGGAGCGCCGTTATTGCCGTTGGACGATCCCGCCGCCCGCGCTCCACCGGCACCGCCGAGGCCCCGGATGAGGGTAAACGTCGAGCCGAGAGACGCGCGTGGAATCCAGACGCGGTCGATGTAGCCACCGCCACCACCACCGCCGCCGCCGTAGCGGTAGCCGGAGTTGGCTCTGCGGCCGGAGCCGCCGCCGCCGCCCGCACCGCCGAGGGTGACCCAGCAACCGGATGCGCCCTCGGGCACCTGCTCGTCGATCAGATCCTCGTAGCCAGGGTCTTCGCTGGAGATCGTGAACGGGGTGAAGTCCGGGACCGGAGGCCAGATCCTCATCGCGCCGACGTAGATCGTCGCCGCAGCATCCCCGACGAACACACCGACAACGTCGAGGCCACCGACCTTCAGACTCATTCGACGACCACGTAGATCGTGTCAGGGTCCGGAGACCCCAGCTCGTCGTAGTCCTGCTGGGTGATCACCAGGATCGACTTACCGTCGAGCGCGTCTTGCATCGCGTTGTGCTCCGAACCAAGCTGGTTCAGAAACGCCGCATCAACCTGCTGACCAACACCGTCTGTCCAGTTCTCGGGAAGTGCCATGCGTGCTCCTTAGAAGCGGATAAACCCGTCGGTCGGCCAGATCACACGGATGTCCGACCCGTTCGGGATGACGAATTGGTAAGTAGGGGAGTCGTGATACGACAGCAGCGTCGACGTAGACGAAGTACCGGTGTGCTTGTAGACGATGACCGCCTCACCCGTGTCACCCGTAACTTCGGGGAACACCGTCGGGTCAGCCTTCACCCAGCCGGCGGAAGTCACCGACTTGCCGGTCAGGCTCTCCGAGACAGCGATGATCGCCCCGGACGGGATGTTCGCCAGCGTCGTGTGCGACGTCAGGTTCACGGTGTAGTCGTCGGCGTCGATCATCAACACCCGGATGTCGTCGTTCAGCCAGTCGATATCGCCTCTGGCTGCCGCAGCACGGCAGCTGTTGTAACGAGCAGAAATCTCTTGTCTCCTTAGATCTCGAACGGCACGTCAGCCGGGATCTGGTTGTCTCCGGTGGACTCGACCGTCAGGTACAGCGTCGGGTCGCGGACCTCGTCCTCGTCCTCAGCAGGATCAGGACGGAAGATCCAGTCCCGGTGACCGGTGGACTCGGGGTCGAGCAGGTAAGCGATCTGGTAGAACAGATCGACCGCATCGGCGTGGGCCGAGAAGTTGTTCAGAGTCACCGCGATGACCGATCCGTCTTCGGAGTTGTAGAAGATGACCGCGATGTAGCCGCCGAGGTTGCCGACCCAGCCCTGCCACGCTCCCCAGCAGATCGAGTTCAGACCGAACCCCATCCAGCCCGGACCCTGATGAGGTCCCGCAGGCTCGTACTCGACGTACGTCGTGAAGATCTCTTTGCGGAGCTGCTGCATCTCCTCGGACAAAAACGTCCCGTCGTACAGCGCTTTGCCGAACCGAACGAAGTCCTCTATGTTCCCGGCGAGAGAACCGGCAGCCCCCGACCACGAGGTCGAGACCGCGGTGAACTCCAGGTCCTTGGACGTCGGGTAGCCGAGGAACGCCGCGAGGAACGCGAACGGCCCGAGGATCGCTTGGATCTGCGGCAGCGCCAGGTTCGGGGTCCAGCCCCGGACATACGGCGGGTTCATGTAGTTCGTCGTCGGCCAGTGCAGCGACGGCATATCGACCTCGGACTGCCACTCTTGCACAACGATCTGATCGACCGTCCGGCCGTCGTTGTAGACGGACTCCAGGACCTTACCCAGCAGCCACGAGGCTGCGTTCGAGTACGACGAGCCCTGACCCGGCGCGAAGTTCACCACCGAGTTACGGATGTAGTTCAGCGGGTCGAACGAGTTGGTCGGGCTGAGGAAGTACGTCTGCTGGACCGCGGGGTCTGTCATCCAGTCTTTGAGCCCGTCCTGGAACAGCAGCAGCTGCCGGATCGTGATCTGGTCCCCGTTCGGGACGCCGGTGACGAACTCGCTGATCGTATCGTCCCAGTCCAGCAGTCCGTCATCGACCGCTTTGAGGATCAGGGTGTGAGTGAACATCTTCGAGCACGAGCCGTACCGGAAGTTCTTCTCCAGCGTCAGCGGAGTGTTCGAGGTGCGGTCCCCGCCGTACGCTTTGTAATACGACCCGGTCGGGGTCTCGACCCCGATGATCGCGCCGTCAGCGACCCTGCCTGACGTTGGCTTGATCTTCGCCGCTACCAGCGCATCGATCTGCGCCCGGACCACCGGGTCCAGCGGGTCAGCCGGAGACAAAGCGTCGGTGACAGCTTCCGCCTCCAGCTCAGCCAGCGTCTTGGGCAGCGACTCGTTACCCGCCATGTCGATAGCGGTGATCGTGATCTGCTCGGAGTAGTCGGTGTCCGGAGACAGGCCGGTGATAGTCACCGACCCGAGCTCCGTCACAGGGGAGGTGTTCTGTCGAACGCCGTTGCGGTACACGTTGTAACCGCGAAGTCCGCTAGGCATCGTCGACAGCTCCCGAGGGTGTGATAGTGATCGAGGTGGACGTCGCAGACACGTCGACGTGCAGCGCAGAGACGTTCGGAGGCGTAACGTCGCCTTCGCCGTCGCCCACGACCTCGCCGGGCAGAGCGCCCTTGCGGAACTGGACAGCCGCGCACGCGGGTCCACCGGGACCGCCTTGGGTGTAGATACCGAGCCAGTGACCGCCGTTGCCGCCGCCGCCAGGCTTGGTACCAGCGCCGCCGTACGCGTGCTGATCGCCGCCAGCGGCCAGCTTCAGGCCGTTGTATTCGACTTCCTCGATGCCTTTACCGACCGGCTTGCCGAGCGCCACAGGACGCTGACCGGAGCCGTTAGAGCCGTTGGCAGCGGACACCTCGAACCCGGGGATCGACAGCTCAGCACCGTCCCACTCCAAGATCGTGGTGGTGCCGGAGAAGTGCTCACCACGGGTCCAGGTGACGGTGTTGACGCCGCCGGGCTGACCGGGGTTGCCGTAGAACCCGAGGAACCCGTCGGCACCCTCGCCGCCCTTACCGGTGACGATCGCGTCGATGCGGTCGCACCACGCCGGGACCGGGATAGCTACAGGCTTCTCGAAGAACTCGACCTGCGGGTCGTGGTGATCCGAGCCGGTGCCGGTGTCCACCGCGATACCGACGCGGGGGACGTTGTCGGTCCAGGTGACGTCGGCTTTGTCCAGGGTGGCCGGAGGTAGGGCCGGAGTGGACAGCGTGCGGGTAGCCCCGACGTTGCCGATCGGAGCGCCGTCGTTGTCCGGGAGGTCGAAGTCCCGGCCGCGCATCGTGTGCGTGCCGCCGACGGCGATGAACTCGTACGCCAGCAGGTCGCCGGCTACAGCCGCGATCGGGGTAGTGAGTTCGTACGCCATGTTCGCGCCGGGAGACGCGGAGCCCGCCAGCAGACCCGCGATGTTCTCGGACTGGTGGATCAGCTCGCCCAGCTCCGGATCGGAGCGGTCGTCGACGCAGCGGTAGACGTTGATGTAAAAGTCGGTGATGCCCGAGGTGCCCCAGCCGATCCAGGTGATCAGGCCGATAGGCATCGACTGCTCGATGACATCGAACGCGATGATCGAGGTGCCGGGGGCGACCGAGACCGTGGAGTTCAGGGTGTCCAGGTCGAAGTTGCCGCGCTCGGACTTGTACAGCCCGGACTTCGGCTTCTTGTTGTTCTGGATACCGAGGATGTCCCAGGCGAACCCGCCGCGGGCGGACGCCGAGGCGATCTTCTCTAGCAGCGTCTGCAGGTCAGAGAGGCCTGCGCCCGTGCCTGTGGTCCCGACGATGCCGGAGACCACCGCGTCGACGATCCTGTGAAACGCCTCCTCGACAGAGCCCGCACCGAGCACCCCGCTGATAGACCCCGGACTGATGTGGGTCATCGCGAAGATCAGGTCTTCGATCGTGTGCCCGATGTTCAAGGTGCCGGTGAGCGCCTGGACGATAGCGTCGATCACCGCGCCGATACGGGCCGCGGCGTGCTCCAGTTCGTCGCGCAGCTCTTGCGGCAGGTACGAGAGGATCTGCTCCAGCACCCGCGGGGTCTCGCGGATCGCGCCCATGATGGCGTCAACCGCACCGGCCACGGTGTTGAACGCGCCTTCCAGCACGTTCGGGATGAAGTCTTTGAACTTCTGCAGCGCTTCCAGCGGCAGGCGCAGCAGCAGCTGCGGCAGCACCAGCAGCGCGTTGGCCGGGTTGAAGTCCGGGACCTGGAACAGCGACCGGGCGATGTCCTCGGTCATGTCCTGGCCGTAGCGGTAGTCACCGCCGCCGATGACGAACGCGCCGTCTGGAACGTCAGGTACCCACTGGTCGTCAGCCACTAAGACCTCCGTTACATATCAAGTTCAGAGCAGCAGTTCGGCCGGGGGAGCCGGAGGCTTCCGTCCCGGGATGTGCTTGCTGATCCACGACTGCAGGACGCGGATGTAATCGATCGACAGCTGCAGCCGGGTCTTGGTCGTGTAGTTCTCTTCTTCGAGCTGGTTGACGCGCACGGTCAGGTCCGCGATCTCCGCTTTGAGCGGGGCGATCAGAGTCACCGCGGTCTCGACGAAGATCTGCGAGGCCTCCGCCTCGGTCTTCTCGATCTCGGCAGGCTCCCGTCGCCGGGAGCGCCACTTCTCGCCGTAGATACCGATCGCGATGCCCGCAGGACCGCTAGCCACCGCCAACCAATCCAGGACCTCGGTCACCGTTTCGTAGGGGTGACGTGGCGGCGGATCACGAATCCGAGGACGAACGGTGCAGCCACCGCGTAGATAGCGACCGCCTGATCGATCCACGAGACGTCGAACGTCTTACCGAGGACGAACCCGGCGAATCCCAGTCCCGCGGCCACAGCGCCGCGCAGCACCGCAGGCTCGGGGACGTACTCCTCGATACCTTCGATGTCACCGTCTTTGTCCAAGTCCCAGCCCAGGTGCGGGATCTCGAAGCCGCCTGTGTCCAGCTCAGCGAGGTCCATCTCTTCGGTAGGCAGGTCAGACACGTGCAACGGCTGGGTGTCTTCCAGGTCTGGCATAAGCGGGCCTCTCATTCGACCGCAGCCTGATGCTGCGGCAGGGGTGCGGTAGGAATCAGGCCCATTTGCTTGTAGATGTCGAGCTGGGCTTGCTGCTCTTGCTGGGTGAGCGTCCGAGGATCTTGGACACGGAACTTCGGAGGCTCCGGGGTATCCGAGGGAACCCACTGCGCAGCGGGGTTGTAGTGGCTCCGCGGCCCGCGGGCGGGAGCCTGGAACTTCTTGGTCTGCTGAGGCAGCTTGCTGACGTGGATGTTGCCGTTCTCGTCAGCGAGCCGGCGCAGAGAGTCCACATGCACAATCCCGAGCTCCGTGAAGTGCTTCGACCAGTACTTGGCCATCACCGGGTTAGACAGCGAGTGGCCTCCGGACGGGTGGGGGAGTCCCCAGAAAGCCCAGGCGAGGGCTTCCTCCGGCTTGTCCGGGTCGGCGTGTTCTTGGGTCAGAGGTTTGTGCATGTGGCGGGCTCTCTTCGTTACGTATCAAGCTCGGCTGCTACAGAATGCCGAGCTGTCCGAGGTTGGAGTTGATGTACTGGATCAGTTCGAACGCCTTGAGGATCGGGTCCTCGGGCTCTTTGTAACCGATCGTGATGGTCCAGCCCTTCGGGCCGTCGGACGTCCACTCGTAGGTGAGCTTGGTGACCCGCTCCACGAAGATCGTGTACGGATCGGGGTAGCCGAGTACCGTGGTACCGACCCGGTCACCGAGCCAGAAATGCCCGTGACCCCGCTCACCGATGATGTACGGGGCAGCGTCGGACACCTGGATCTCGTGCGAGTGCTTCGCCCGGGTGGCCCACTGCTTAGCGCGGGCCGCCATGATCGCGGAGATCGTGAACGCTTTGTCAGCGCCGTCGACCCAACCCTCGTTATAGTGGAAATCCCCGAGGCCGGTGACGATGTCCTCCAGGCCAGCGATCGGCAGGCTCAGGCCTGCTGCGCGGAGCGTGGGAATCTCCATGAACGCGAGGATCACGTTCTCGTACAGCGGGCGGGCGACCGCGTCCATGATGCCGCCGAGCGGCGGGAGGTCGATCGCGCCACCGAACGCGCCGAGCGTGGCTAGCTGGGAGTTGATCAGCGACGTCAGGAAGTCGCCGCCCATGTTGATGCCGGCCGAGATGATCTCGTTCACCCCGGGCATCGACTGCCCGCCGAGCACGAACGACGTGTCCGTAGCTTCGGTGTACGTGAACTTCGACGACTCGATGCCGGTGTACGGGGACTCCATGAACACCACGTGCGGAGCCTTCGGGTACGTCCCGAGGAACCCCGGGGTGTAGTACTCGCCCGGGTAGGTGGGTAGACCGGTGTAGATGTCGATGCCCTCGGTCATGCCGTCCGACGCGATGTTCATCACCGCGCGGACCAGACCGGTCAGCAGCGACCCGCCGAACGCTGTCTCCGAACCCCAACCGGAGTTGTCGACGATGTCCCAGACCAGGCAGCCGTGGCGCAGCGGGATCAGCGAGGCGATACCCTCGATCAGCGGCAGCCCCAGCTCACCGGACAGCTCCGCGAACGGGTGCGGGTCCTCGCCGTGGAAGTACCTGCGGCACACGATGGTGAGCTGCGAGTCAGCCAGGACGTTCTTCGCGGTGTCGTGGAACGACTTGAACCGGGAGAACACGATCGTCAGCGGAGAGTTGTCCGCGAGGAACGGGAACGGCTTGACGATGTTGCGCCAGTTACCGGGGTTCAGCGAGAACGGGAACCACTCGGAGATGTCCAGAGGGTTGTCCGGCAGCGTCCACAGCGAGGTCTCCAGGCGGAGGATGTTGACGAACAGCGTCAGCAGCAGCGCCCACTTCGCGGGGCCGAACATCACCCACAGCTTCGGGAACTGGAACTCGGGCCGCAGGAACGGGTTCGCCCACACGTAGATGTGCTTGAGCTCTTCGTAGTCGTGCTTGAACACGACCTCCATGTAGACGTCGCCCTCTTTGGTCCGGACGATGTCGTAGTGGTCCATGCGGCCCGTCCACCGGGCACCCTGCTTGTCGAACGAGACGTGGACGTTGCGGCGGGCGCGACCTTTGTGGGACGCGATCCACTTAGCGAGGTAGTGGTCCAGCGAGATCGTGATCGACGCGGTGCCGGTCTCGTTCTCGATGAACTCGAACTTGTGGCTGCGCTCCCCGACGAGCTGGCCGCGGAGCTTGTAGTCGCCGTCCCAGAGGCGGATCAACGGCGGTGCGATCCGCTCGTCTTCCCGCTTCTGGCGGCGCTTCATGACGGTGTCCCAGAGCTGCTGGTGACCCGCCAGGGTTGTCATGTCTGCGGCGGGAGCTGGCATCAGCTCACCCCGAAGCCGAACCCGCTACGGTCTTCCTCGTAGTACTCTTCGTCGTACTCGGGCTCCTCGGGAGCCAGCTCGAACGAGCCGCCCGTGAGGCTGATGTACTCTTCGGCAGAGCCGTCGCCGGTGATCTCCAGGCTCAGGACCGGGATGCCGAACAGGCGGAGGGTAAAACCCATCTGACCTGGCCTTTCAGACTATTCTAGGCCCCACGGACGGGACCAGGCGCGCGGAAGGCGCAGCGTGGCAATCTGCCCGGGGACAGCCCCGGACACGGACAACTTGAACGTGACCTCGCCGGTGTACGGCGGGATGTAGTGCAGGAACCGGACAGAGTTCATCCGCTCCCAGATCGGGGAACCAGACTCCGAAGACACCTGCTCCTCGCGAGGGTCGGAGTCGACGACGACGTTCTCAGCCGGGTACGTGTAGCCCTCGCGGAGAACCACCACGCGGCTGCCGACCTCGTACCCGCCGGTCAGACCGTCCGTATCGACCGTCATGGTCGGGACGTCCACGCCTTGCAGGTCGTCGGTGAACCGGACGACGTACGGGCGACCGCCGTCGACGTTGGTAGCGGTCTCGATCGAGAGGTCGTCGCCTTCCAGACCGGAGGCGTTACCCACCAGCTGCGGTAGGTTCAGACCGCCTGCAGCACGCTGGAACGACACGACGTACAGCCGGTCGCCGTCCCGCTCGGTGGTCACCTGGACATCGAGCCCAGCACCACCCGAGAGCGTGCCGACGTCACCCGTCATCTCGTCGATGTCGATACCGCCGACGCCTTTGCCCGAGGCGTTACCGCCGAACAAGCCGCCGATGAAATCGATGATCCCTGAGATGATGTCGGTGATGACGCCCTGACTCTGGGCTTCGCCGAACGTGATGCGGTACGGCGAGTGGAACCACTCGTTCAGACCCTCGACCTTGACGTAGTTACCGTCGATGTTCGGCAGGTCCGCGATCCGGGCCGCCACCGTAGCCGGCGTCGCGTTGTACGCGATCGGAGCCGTGGTCTGCCCGTCGAGCGTCAGCGTGAACGAGCCCGAGGTCGGTTCCCCGACCAGCTCGACCAGCTGGACCTCGTTGATCTTCGTCGACTTCACCTTGACGTCGGCGGATCCGATCGAATCCAGCCCCACCAACGCGCCCTGAAGGTCAGCGTCGGAGGCGTTGAACGGGATACCGACCGTGGTCTCCGAGCCCAGCGACAGCGTGAACGTGCCGCCCAGAGCGCCGCCTTTGAGGCGAACCGTCTGGACCTCGTTCGTCGCCCCGCCGAGAGACACCTCGACGTCGTTGGCGGAGATACCCGCCAGCGCGATCAGCGCGGCGCGGACATCGTTCGGGGTCGCGTTGTACGCGATCGGCTCGGTCCACTCATCGCCGTACCCGATCTTGAACGTGCCGCCGGTCGGGCGGCCGTCGATGTAGATCTGCTGGACTTCCTCGACGCGCAGACCGCCGATCTGCCCGGGCATCCGGATACGCCGGGTGCCGAGCGACGGGTCTTCGTCCTCGTCGAGATCGAGCTTGTAATCCGGGACCGTCCACAGCGTGGCCGGGGACTTCGGAGCACCGAGCCACGGCAGCCCCGGGATGTACGGTTCGGCAGGCTTCTCCGACGACCCGGGCAGCGTCCACTTCGGCCAGATGATGTTGTCCGTCGGGTTCGCGTTCGGGACCGTGATCTCGATGTCCTCGACCGGAAGCTCCGGCTGCGGCCACGGCCACGGAAGCGGGTTCGGGTCGAACGTCGTATCCTCTTGGACCTCGATCGGGTAGACGACATCGTCCTCGTACCAGAACGGGTCGCCCGCGACGACGACCATCTTTGTGATGTTCACCTCCCGACCGCGCGGGTCGGTGACCATGTCAGTCGTCGGGGACTCGAACAGCCGCACCTTCAGGTAGCGGTGCCCGGACTCTCCGGTGGTGATGTGGAGCTTCGAGTCGCGCTTGAACGACCACGCTTTGCGCCACGCCGAATCCCGGCGCAGCCAGGTCTCGTCGTTCTCGTCGTTGAGGATCTCGACGCCGAACACCAGGTCGCGTCGTAGGACGCGGTGGTTCAGGTACCGAGCGCCGGGGAAGTTCCCCGGCTCCTCGTACGTCGCCTTCACCGGCGGGTCGAGCAGACCCGTCACCTCGGTAGCGAGGTAGATCCCCTCGGTGCCGTTGGTGAGGTCGAACCACTCACCGTTGACACCTTCGAGTTCGACGAGGGTATCGGGGTCCAGCAGTCTGGAGGCCATGTAACTCCTCGTTACGTTTCAAGTTAGCGGCGTGTGTAAGTGAGCGCTTGCTTATTCACTTCGTTGTTCTTCACCGCGATAGCGTCGTCAACCGAGTTGACCTGGATGTTCACTGCGTTTCCAAGCGCCTGCACTCCCCAGTCGAGGCCAGCGTTCAGACCGTTGGTGATCGCGCCCCCGCCGATGCCGAGGTCGCTCATCGCCTGGTCGAGGTTGGACCGAGCGAACCCGGCGACAGCGTCGGTACCCTGCTGCCAGGTCGAAGCGATCTGCTCACCGAGGAACTGGGCTAGCGTCTTCTGCTCGCCCATCTGCCCGGTCTGCTGCTGCTGCAGCTTGAGCTTGTCCTTCTCCAGCGCGATCTGATCCTTCTGTGCTTGGATCTGGTCGATCTGGTCTTGGATCGCCTTCTTCTCTTCCTTGGTGCCCGCGGCGTTCTTGTCGACCTTCAGCTGCTTGCGCTGCAGCTCTAGCTGGTCGTACGCCAACTTGAGCTCGTCGAGCTGGTTCTTGACGTCGTCGCCCAGAAGCGATGATCCGGAGGCGAGCTCTGCGGTAGGCGTTGTCAGGGACGAGGTCAGATCCCTAGAGGCGGTAGCGGTCGATTCCAGCGATGTCTGCAACCCGCTGAGGTCGCCTTGCATGCTGCCGAGGTTGAACGCCAGCGACGTGGGAGCGGTGCCGAACGTCTCTTTGAACGCTGAGAAGATCTGCTTAGCGATCTCACGGGCGCGATCCAGGACCGGGTCCAGGCCGTTCTCGATGCCGGTACCGAGGCCTTCCATCAGGGCCTCGCCGGCGGGGATCAGCTCTTTACGGTCCTTCGGGAGCGGGCCCTTGACCGCGGCAATCTTGGCGGCGATGCCGGACGCGAAGTCCAGTACCGCAGAGAGGCCCGCCTTGATACCGGACAGCAGACCGTCCATCAGGGCTTTACCTGCGGCCACCAGGATCGAGCCGAAGTTACCAGCAGCGGCGGCGATCTTCCCGCCGAGAGCTTGGACCTCCGCCACAACCTGCTGCGCGCCAGAGGCGGCTGCGGAGACCATCTGGGAGAACGCGGTTTGTACCGCAGACACCGCCGCCGAGAAGGCGTTGGCGATGACCGAGCCCATCGAGCGGAAGATGTTGCCCGCGGTGTTGACTACGCTGCGCGCGCCTGCCGAGACGGCCGCGCCGATGGTGGCGAACGCTGACGAAGCACTGGCCGTGACCGTGGTCCAGATCCCCGACAACAGGCCGGGCAGCGTAGCCAGGGTCGCCCGGATCGAGGCGATGGCTGTAGCGGCCATAGTAGGAATCGAGTTCCACACCTCGGCGGCCTTGAGCTTGACGCCCTCCCAGGCGGTCGGGATCTGCTTGATCAGCTCGATCGCGCCCTGAATCTGGATCGGCGCGAAGTCCATGACGCCGTTGGCTTCACCGTCCGACAGCCCCGGCACCTTCGAGAACGCGGCAGCCAGGCTGTTGATCAGGTCGACCAGCGTCGAGATCGACGCGATCAGACCATCGAGCTCCGCTTTGAAGGACTGGATCTTCTGTGGGTCGGAGAAGAACTCCAGGGACTTGTTTAGGATGTCGACCAGTCCGCCGCCAAGCATCTGCAGCGTGTCACCCAGACCCGACATAGCGTTGTCGAACTTCGACACGCCGTCCGGCCCTGCTGTCGTGAAGTCCGTGACCCACTTCGAGAAGGACTCGCCTGTGCGGTTGATCCAGTCGGCTATAGCAGGGAGCTTGCCGCTGAACTTCTCAGCGAGGTTCAGCAGTCCGTCGACGAACGATGTGAGGCCGGGAGCGGATCGGGAGATAGCCGCGCCGATGTTCGAGATCAGGGACTCGATACGTCCGAGGCCCTCGCCGGAAGTGACCGAGTCGACGATCGACTTCGCAACATCCGCCATGCCCTGAGTGACCTTGGGCAGGTTCGCGGCCAGGGTCGGGATAGCCTTACCGAGCTGGTCGAACACCGGGCCGAACTGGTTCTCGACCGCGGCAGACATCGACTCTTTGAGCCCGTCGAACGCGGGCTTGAGCCTCTCGGCAGCGCGCTTGAACCCGTCGATGCCTAGTGCGAGTGCGCCGATAGGAACGGCTACTGCGGCGATCAGCCCGGGCAGTGTGAGAAGAGCGGCTGAGATAGCGCCCAGCGTCCCGGCGATCAACGGAGTCAGCGCCGCCGCCGCCCCGAGGATCAGCATGTACCCCGTGGGGTTGATTCCTGATCCGAACGACGGAGCTTTCAGACCGCCCAGAGAGTTCGACAGTCTGTCCAGAAGCCCTCGGTCCACGTCGGCCTGGACCTTCACGCGGGTGGACATGCCCGCTGTGCTGGCCGCCACCTCCTGCCGGAAGTTCCCCATGTCCGGCTCGACCGGGATGTGGACCTTCATCTTCTCGGCGGATTCGACAGCCGCCTTCAGCTCTCGGTAGAACCCGTCGAGGTCAGGGGTCACCTTGATACTTAGGCGGCCGACCTCTTTCCCTGCAGCCACGAGCTACCTCACTATCTGCCCGTCGCCTGGGCCTTCCGATTGCGGGAAGCAGCCATACGCATGGCCGCGACGGCTCCGAACGAGCCGGGTTTGTACTTCTTCGCCTTGTGCGGCTTCACGCGGGGAACCGGGAACGGTTCGGGCGGGGTCAGCCTGCGACGCTTGTCCTTCGGCGTGTTCGCCAGTAGGTACATGAACTTGAGTGCTCGGATTTCGTTGACCAGCGCCGCGGTGGTGTACGTCTGGTCATCCCAGCCGCGGAACTGCGGGCCGCCCTGTTTCTCGGACCAGAACCTGCCCTCCCGGGGCAGCTCTTTGATAAGCGCCAGGACCTGGATAGGCCCGAGCCGGGAGGCGGGATCGAACAGATCCGCGAGGTTCATGTGGTACTCAGACCGGAAGTCCGCGTACAAGGCGTCGCCGTAGTCGTCGATCAGTCCTCCGAGCTGGAGGCTTCCCCCACTTGCGTCTCCTCCAGCCAGTAGTTGAGGATCTTGGTGGCGAGGGCGACGTCCTCGTCGACGGCGTCCATCAGAGTCTCGGAGTCGCGTCCCGCAGCCAGTTCGAGGATCTTGAAGACTGCGTCCGTGAGCTTCTCGGCGTCAGCCTCGGTCTTGTCGCCGTCGGCTTTGTCGTTGATCGTCCGGATGGCTTCGAGCTGCGTAAGGATGTCTTTGCGCACGTCTTTGCGGAGGCGCATCACGTTCTTGAGGGACACGGTTGTGCCCTTGGAGATCTGCACCTGAACCGGCGCGCCGTACTCGCGGTCGGCCTCTTCGCGGATGTTGTCGAGGGTCAGAATCTTGCTCATGGTTTGGCAGGCCTTTCGATTGGTGGCGGGCTAGGTAAAGCGGGAGGTGGGGAGCCGCCCAAGGCCCGCCAAGGTGTGCAGGCGGCTCCCCGTTTGACACGGGTTACGTGTCAAGTTCGAATCAGGCGACGTCGACGGTTACGCCGGAGCCGCCCGTGGTGCTGTCAACGCCCAGCGCAACAGCCAGCGGACCCGAAATCTCGAAGTCCGAGCCGTCGGCCGTGACCGTCCACGCAGACTCGGCAACACCGTCATCGACGGCACCGATCGCGGTCTTGATCGCGGAAGCGTTAGCGTTGTAGGCGATGTCGCCGGTGGACTTGCCGCCGACCAACAGGGTGTAGTCACCACCGGTAGCGCCGCCCAGATCGAGCAGGTACACGACCGGCGCGTCAGCAGCGTTGAACCAGTCCTCTTCGATCCACTCGTACAGGTTGTACGACTGGTAGTCGAGGAAGGTCGCGCGCACCGGCAGAGCGCCGAACTCGTCGGTCGCCAGCGAGATCGCGTCCTCGCGCTTCAGCGAAGCCTTACGGGCGTGGAAGCCGAGGCGAACGTCGTTGTCGACGATCACGATCAGCAGCGCACGCTCGTTCACGACCGAGCCGGACTTCACGCCGAAGATGCCGGGGGTAGCCGACTGGTTCGGGCCGAAGTACAGCTCCAGAGCCGACTCGTCGAACTGGGTCAGGTTGATGACCACGTAGTCCGCGATCTCTTCGGTCTCGACCTCGCGCAGCTTCTTCTTCTGCCACGAGCCGCGGACCTCGGAGTCGCCGCCGTCGAAGCCGAACTCGGGCAGATCATCCTCGGACGTGTGTCCGACGAGCTCCCAGCCGGTGCGGTCCCACGCCTCGGGGTGCTCCAGGTCGATCAGCTTGAGCTGAGAAGGGGTAGGTGCCGCCGTGCCGACCGCAGCGGTGTACACGTACCCCCGCGCGGCAATGAGGACGGCATCATCTTTCAGTGCCATTTGGTTCCTTAGTTCTTAGGGGGCCGGATGCCGAGTCGGATCAGGCCGAAGACACGCCAGGTCCGGTCAAACGGTGACGGGCCGTGGGACGCGCCCAAGGTCTCGGTCACCGAGTGCAGATAGCCGGCTGGCGTTTTGGTTTGGAGACGTGCAGCGCGGTACAAGACGTCTAGGGCGTCCTCGTACATCTGCTCGGTAGTGGGCAGGTCAGCCGCTGAGTAAGCGGTCATCTCGACCACCGGCTGCGTGAACAGCGTCGGATGCTCCGGGCTGCGGGTACCGCCTACGCGACGGACGGTGATCAGCGGGAACGTACGGGAGTCGATGTCCTCGACCCACGTCCCGACATGCACACCCGCCAGAGACGGGACAGTGCTGATCGGATTGGACAGGTCCTCGTGGCCGCGGAGAATCGGGAGCACGACCTCACCGACGATCGGAAGCTTGCCAGCCATGCGCTACCCCCTCTTCCCGCGCTTAGCGCCGGTAGAGATAGCGGTCTGGCCGCCGAACCCGGCGGCACCGGTGAGGATGTACAGCCCCTGCGGAGCCTTCGTGACGCGGCCGTACTTCTCCGGGTCGAAGACACCGGACGGGTAGTGGCCGTACTCGATCGACTCGGGGCTAGGGGCCTCCATGTTGACGTAGGCATCCACCGAACCGTTGGTCCGCGTGATCTTCGTCAGATGGTCCGGGCCGTGGATCTTCTCCCACTGCGTGCTCGCGCGAGCGGCGGCCAGGTTGGCCTTCGCCCGGTCAGCGACCTCGTCAGCCTCGGAGCGCATCTCGTGGACCACACCGGGCAGGTGCGACACGACTTTGTTCAGGCCGGATCGCCCGTAGTACAAAGGCATCAGAACCTCCGAACCACGTATTCGAGGCGGGCGGTGCGACGAGAGCCGTTGTAACGACGAGGGTCGCCGTACACACCCCAGCGCTCACCGCGCCACACAACCTCAGACCCAGACTTCAACTCGGTCGTGAACGACCGGGGGAGCCGCATCGTATAGACCTGCTCGGTCACGTCGCCTATGTCGTCCATCTCCGCCCGACGGGCAGACGTGCCCGACTGGTTCTGGATCTGGAAGCGAGCGACTGTCTCGACGCCGGTGGCAGAAGGGCCGACCAGGGTGTTGCCCAGCCGGTCCTTCCGAGTCACCTCGGGGTACACCGTTACGGGCTCGTAGTTAGCCCCGTCGTCCAGAAGCCCGCTCATCAGTAGCCCCAGTACAGCGGGGAGCTCTGCTGGAACACCTGCCACTCGACCGAGCCGAACGCGGGGTATTCACCCGAGCGCTCCAGCGGAGTCTTCGGACGGACGTTGAGCACGCCGACGTTCTTGGAGAGCCCGAGCTGAGCCCACTCTTTGTCGGTGATCTCGATCGCCCCGGTGTTCAGCCGCCAGTTGAGCTGGTACGAGTAGTTGCCGTCGGTCTCACCGATGTAGCCGTCGGGGTTGCGGATCAGGCGCGTGACCGCGGAGGCCTCGACCTTGATAACCCGCTTGAGGTAGTCCTCGTCCTCGGCTTTGTCGTCCAGGTCAGGGATACGAGAACGGATCTCGATCTCGGCGTCCTCTAGGAACGTTTCGACCTGGGTCTCTTCGTCATCGGTCAGCGGCCGCCCGAGCCGCGCGACCACGTCGCTGGGCTCGGCGTATGCCATCAGGCCATGCCCTCGACAGTGGACTCGAGATCAGCGAGGCGCTTCTCCAGCTTGGCGATAGCCTCTTGGACGGTGTCGTCAGCAGCGACAGCGGCAGGAGCAGCAGCCGGCTCGTAGTCCTCGTCCATAGCAGCCGGGGCGAACCCGGTCAGGTCGGTGAGCTTGGCCACGATCTCGGAGTCGCTGAGCGAGCCGAGCCATCCGCGGACCACCGCACCGTTGTAGGGGTGGGTCATGAAAACCTCCAGGTAGCGACACGGCGGCGGGACCCTCCGGAGAGAGCCCCGCCGTTACGTATCAAGGTCGGGACAAATGAAAAGGTCAGGGCTGTTCGTCGTCAACGAACTTGACGAACGCCTGCTTGTCACCGAGCAGCCAGCCGAAGGTGACCTCGATCAGGATCGCGATCTGGTTGGTCTGCCACATCGACACCGTCGCGGAACCGTCGGTCAGGGTGGCGGTGTCCGTCATCTTGATGCGGATCTCGTCAGCGAAGCCGAACTTCAGCTGCGAGAAGTCGCCGCCCACGATGCGGGTCTTGGTGTCAGTCGCGTTGCCCAGGTCGCCGCCGACAGCGCGGCCGAACTGAGCCGGGAGGCCCAGGACGTCGCCGGTCTGAGCGGCCAGGTTGATGCGGCTCGGGTCCACGTTGCCGTTGGCGTCGCGGTAAGCCTGAGCGCGGAGCAGGTGAGCGCGGAAGCGCGGGTCAACGGCCCAGCCGTTGAACTCCACATCGGTGTTGGCCGAGACCAGGTCGTAGCCATCGAGCAGGCGGTCCAGCAGCGGGTCGCCAGTTTCCTGCAGGTAGTCAACGTTGGTCGTGTTGGCGATCACGTTGTCGGTGTCGATGCCCTGGAGCGCCGAGCCGGTCAGCGGGGACTTGCCGTGGAACACAGCGAGGTCGATACCGCGGCCGATGGCGTAAGCCAGGTCGCCCTGCAGCTTGGTGTACAGGCCGGAGGGGTTCATGCGAGCGAACTCTTCCGACACGGTGACGATGGTCGCCAGCTTGATCGGCGAAACCGAGCGGGTGTCCCACGCGGTACCGGACAGCGGCTTCAGGCCACCTTCTCGCTGCTCGTTCGACGTGCCGACGCCGACCTGACCCACCTCGGGGCGCTTCACGGTCGTGGGGATGATCGTCTCGCCGTACGAGATCGGAATCTGCTCACCCATGCGCAGGACGAGCGAGCTCTCCTGGGCCTTGTCGAAGATGGGGCCGACGATCTCCTTGGGGAGCAGGTCGGAGGGGACGTGGGCCAGACGGCCCTGGTGGTTGCTGCCCGCGGTATTCGGGACAAGCTCGTTAATGGTTGCCACAGGGGCTCCTTACTTGCCTAGTTGGGTTTGCATGAGCGCGGTGAAGGCCACCGCAGGGTCGTTGCTCGGGGCTTCTGTGCCGAGGCCTTGCGAGCGGTCGACAGCGGCCACGGGGCCGTTCTTCAGGCCGAACAGGGTCTTGAGGCTCTCGGCGTGCGTCTTGAGCGCTTCCTCCGAATCGCCCTGCAGCGTGCTCGCGAACGTGAACAGCGGCGTGGGATCGGGGGTGAGAGCCTGGACCGCGGTCACCAGACGGTCGAAGTCGTGCTGGCGCTCGTGGGCTGAGGTAGCCGCCTGGGCTTTCTCTGCTTCGAGAGCTGCGAGCTTCTCCGCGTACTCCTGCAGTTGCGTCTCCGCGGTGCGGAGCTGAACTCGGTAGTTCGCGGCCTCGGTGTTCGCCTTCGAGAGCTTCTCGCGAGCCCAGTCAGGCAGGTCCTCGCTCTTGGGAGCGGGGGCCGCCGGAGCCGGGGCAGCGGGGGCTACGGGTTCGGGCGTCGAGGGGGTGTCGGTGGGTTCGGTCATCTGTGCCTCCTGGGCGTGGGGTGACTCCTGCTCCTGGCAGGTCGGTCGGGTTGGCGGGCTAAGCAGCGAGTGCTGCGTACTGCTGTGCTGAGATCTCGCCGCGCTCCAGGCGACGGCGAAGGGCGTTGATAGCCAGCTCGTTACGAGTAAAGGGCTGGCCCTTTTTCTTACCGCTCTTGTGGACAAGGCCTTTGTCCTCAAGGTCGATGGCTTCCTTGGTGGCGTCTCCCCAGAGGTCGAGGGCGCGGTCGGCAGCTTCTTTGCCGAACCAGTCCTCGTTACGGAAGACGGGGATCACCTTGCAGTCACACCCGGTGTGCCACTGCTTGATCTCTCCGCCGATGTCGGCGAAGTAGGTCTCCTGGTCGTTGTTCTCGAACAGCTCCAGAGCGTGTTCCGTATCAAGGTCGAGACCAGCGGTCTCGGCCCGGACGTACGTAGGTCCGCGGCTGATCAGCATCAGGCACCAAGCGCAGGTCTCCCGGCCCGTCGCGACGCGCGCCCAGCCCCGCAAGACGCGGGGTTCCGGGTCGTTCTCGACGGCGTGGATGATCTGCTGACGGCCTGCGTTCTCCACCTCGCGCACCGCGCGGAGCGTCAGGTGAGTCAGCGCGTCCCCGCGGGTGTCCGCCTGCTGCATCCGCTCACGAGCCGGGTCCATGTTCTCGACGAACTTCTCGAACGTCGTCCCCTCCAGGGGCCGATCGTTACGAGGGAGATCCGGGTGGTGCTGCGCCCGCTGCGAGTCGTAGAACCTGCGAGCGAGCACCGATGCCTCGGTGCGCCGGCGCTGGATCTCGGGGAACAGCAGGTCCAGCAAGCGCAGCCAGTCGAACATCGTCAGCGCGGGCTGAGCGAAGAACCCGGCCACGTTCCTGACGTGCCGGACTACTGCGGCGGAGATGAGGAGCTGCGCGGCGGCGTACTCCTCCGGGTTCACCGGGTCTTGGTCCGGTTAAATCCGGAAGGCGACGTCTGCGTCTCCGTCTTGGTCTCGGTGACCGTCGGCTTCGGCGTGGCGTCAGCCTGGGCTTTCGTCGTGGAGTACAAGGTGTCGATCATGTCCTCGGTCTCCTGCTTGTCCCAGTCGCGCATCTGCTCGCGCTGAGTAGCGGTGTAGCCGAGGTCGATGCGAGCCTGCTCCTTCGGGATCGGGCCCTGGCCGTTGGCGTACAGCTTCGACACAGCGTCAGCCTTAGCGGCGACCGTCGGAGTCGACGGGTCGCGCCAGACTGTCTCCAGCCGGGTGTACTCCTCGGTGACCTCGCGGCCCATGATCTGCATCGCGATCCGCATCGCGCGCTCCCAGGCACCGCCGAAGATCCGGCCTTTACGCTCGGCCATCTTCACGATCCGGGAGTCGGTAGCGATGATGGCCTCAGCCGAGGCGGGGTTCTCCGACGAGGACGACAGGTACTGAGGCGGCAAGCCGGTGATAGACGCGGCCTCTTTGCGGAAGACCTCCATCTCCTCGGCGAAGTTCCGCAGCTCGGCAGCCTTGAACTCGGAGATCTTGGCGGCCTCAGAAGCGAGCGTCAGGATGCGCCCGTAGTAGATGTCGAGCGTCGTGTTCTCGCCGTCGTTGGTCAACTCGTCGGTGGTGACACCGGAGATGACGCGGAGCGGGGTGCCCAGGATCTGGGACGCCGACTGCAGGTTCATCAGCGTGCGCGACGCGGCGTCGGTGACCTTGCGCAGCTCCGGAGAGATCTCCGAGCGGCCGTAGCGGTTACCGAGGCGCGGGTCGTTGGTCAGCGGCACGACCGGTACCACACCGAGCCCGTGCTTGATGACGTCCCCGTCGACGACCCACTGATCGTTAAGCCCACCGTTGCGGCGGAGCGGGACAGTCTCGTCAGGCAGGTACAGCGTGGCTCGATCCGGGACCGCGACGTCGTCGCGCGTCGTGTAGAGACGGACAGCGCGGGTGACCCGGCGGGTGTTGCGTGGGTCCAGCTCGGCGTACATATACAGCGGAGACTCGACCCGGATCAGCGGGATACCCGCGGGGTCTCCGGACTCGACGTCCGGGTGGCTGACCGTGATGTACGCGCGGCCGAACGTCAGCGAGTCGTCGTGTCCGAGGACCGACTCTTCGTCCAGGTCGTTCGCCTGCCACCAGTTCCAGAGCTCTTCGAGCCCCTCGGAATCCTCCGAGATACGGAACCCCTCGATGTCCAAGCGATCGGACAGAGTGCGGAGGTAGGTAGCGACCCAGCCTGGCTGGACGTCCAGGTAAGCCAGCTCCGGTGGAGCGCCGATCCCGATCGTCTTCAGCCGGCGCGTCCCGTTGCGGTAGGCCTCGGCTTCCAGCAGGTTCGGCAGGTCCCGTGCGAGGAGCCCTTGCAGTCGCTCGACGTGCTCGTGGTAAGTCGTCATCGCAGCAGACCCGCCCCCTTTCCTGTGTTGCTCTTGCTGAGCAGGAAGTCTTGGCGCGAGCCCCAAGCGAGGACAGCCGTCACAGCGGCGTCGATCTTGCGCTTGGATTCTTTGCCAGGTTTCCTGATGCTGATTGCGTCGTATATCGTCGGGTGCTGGTGCGCGTTGGTGATGTGCGCTTTGAGCACCGGGTTGTTGTCGTGTTTGACCTCGCCCGCCAGAACAGCGTCGCGGAACCGCTCGCAGTCCAGCGCGAATCGCTTTTGCTGGCCGCGCATATCGAAGGCGACCGGGTTACCGGGGGAGGCGTTGATCTTCAGCTTGCGCCGGAAGTCCTGACCCCAGGCGTCGACCGACTGCTCGAACTCCTTGACGTCCGCGCGCATACCGACGACGTCGTACTTCTCGAACATCGACCGGACGTACGCGTCCACGTCCTGGCGCGGAACCTTGTGGCCCTCGTACTTCTCAGGCACCCAGACCTTCACCAGGAACAGCGCCCCGTCCTCGACCCGGCACGCGGTGAGCGCGGTGTGGTCGTTGGACAGCGAACCGTCGAACCCGAGCGTGATCCGCTCGCCCTTCCTCAGCGGAGGCAGGTTGATGTCGTGGTTACGGTCCCACTCAGACGGTGCGATCCACGACTCCTCAGTCGCGTTGACCTGGTTGAGGAACTTCCGCCGGGACTCGATGACGTCGTTCTTCGCCGTCAGGACCGACATCAGAATGTCGTCGAGCGGGAGCCAGATCGAGTCGCCGCGGGCGATCTCCAGGCCCTTCATGAGCTGGGCGACCCCGGCCTCGTACCCCTCGGGGTCGTCGGACGGGAACGGGATCTCGGAGACCGGCGTGTCAGCCGGAGCTTCCAAGGCGTCGTAGAGGACGCCGGTGTCGATAGCGTCGCCTGCCAGGATGTCCAACCAGTTCAGGTAAGACATCTCCGCGACGGTGTCGTCGCCGGGCCGGTGAGCGTTGCAGATCGACAAGGTGCGGGCACCGTCGACCTTGGTCATGTTGCCTTCGATGACCTCGGCCATCTGGTGGCCGTCGTTGACCTCGCCGCCGGGTCCTACGCCCCACCACTGCGTCTCGTTCTGGACGACGAACGTCGGGCGGTTACCCTCCATCGACGCGGGGGACGCGGTAGCGGCTTCTAGCCGGCCGCCGATCTCGGAATAGATGATGAAGCGGTTGACGGACAAGCCGTACTCGGTCTTCAGCTTCTTCGAGACCATGATCGGGAACAGCGAGAACGTGTTCTTCGTCTGGTCCTGGGAGACCGCGGCGATCGTGATCCACGCCGCGTGCCGGGTCTTGCCGACCGGGTTACCGTTGTCGTCGAAGTGCGAGAAGGCGACTGGTCCGCAGAGTTCGGCGAGCGCGAGCGCGCCGATCATCGGGTCCTTTCCCCAGCCCTTCATCCGGCGGAGCGTGCCCTCGCGGTAGGCGTACTTCCCTTGGTCGTCGACCGCGTACCACCAGGCGATGAATCTCGCCTGCTCCAGCGTCGGGACGAACGGGCCGTCGCCAGCGGGGGAGTTGACGTACTCGAACAGCCAGCTGATGATCTGCCAGCCGAGAGTCTTCTCAGGCAGGAACCATGAGCCGTCTTCGTACTGCCGCCAGGTCGGCCCCTGGATATGCGACGGGGCGGGGAGTAGCGACTCCGGGTAGTGAACCGCCACTCCACCTCCTCGTTACGTATCAAGTCACAGAGCGCAGAAAGTCCGTCGCAGGGTCGATGTTGTAGTTCACGTGCGGGCCTGTGCCGCGGATGAAGAACAGACCAGCGTCCAGAACCGCGCGGATCAGCGCGATCAGCTCGAACGTCGGGTTAACCCCGATCTCCAGAAGCTGGCGCAGGATCGAATCCGGACCAGAGAACACCCGGGACATCATCACGACCTTGTAGATCGCGGTCTTCATCTCGCCCGAGTCGCCCTCGCAGTCGGTGTACAGGTCGCCTTTGTGGGCGTAGTTCCTCCACCAGTCCGGGGTGTCGACCATCAGCTGGTCAGCGATACCGTGCGACTTCGCCGAGGGCATCTGACCGCCCGGGTCAGGCCACACCTTGCCGGTCTCGCGCATCGGGTTACCGAACGTCACGGCCCCGCGCACGTGGTCTTTGACCCAGTGCAGCCGACCGTTCTCGGGCTTGATGTGGTACTCCCACAGCTCGGAGGTGACGATCGCACCTTGCGAGTAGCCGATCATCGACAGCCCGTAGCGCTCGATGCGCCGCCGCTCTTCCTCCAGGATGCGAGTGGCCTCGGTGACCCCGTTCGCCACGGACGGCCCCATCGGGAACGCCTGCGCGGTGTACGGCGGGCCTACCGGACGCCACAGGTACACGTCTCCGAGACGTCTCGCGACGTCAGCGTCCGGGCCTACCCACCAGGGGACTCCCGTCCCGGAGACGGTGAGTAGTACCGGGCGGGTGTCCTCGGGAGCCGGAATCCCCAGCGCGCGCAGATCGTCGTCAGAGACGATCCCGTCGAGCGGCTGGAACGTCCGGGACTCGTACTCGGTCTGCCACGCCTCAGCCCGCGGGCCGAACTCGTCGGTGTCCGTGGGCAGCGGGCCGTGGACTCGCGCGTACCCGGCGAACCGGGCCGCCATCACCTCGCGCCAGCGGCGCACCGTGGGGTTCCGGTCGCCGAGCTTAAGCGGCATGGAACTTCTGCTCGGCAGCCAGCCACTTCTGGATCTGGACCTGAGCAGCGGTGATGTCCTCGGGCTTGACGCGCTTCAAGATGCGCTTCGCCAGCTCGGGGTTGTTCGTCGGATCGTCGGAGTTCGACACCGCGTACAGCAGCGCGATCGAGACCGGGTCGCCGTAGATCACGGCGAGCTTCTCGACCAGCTGGATATGGACGTTCGCGTCCGTCGACCAGGACAGGCCGGCGATCGTGTCGACCTCGCCCTCGTGCGGCCAGTGCAGCGGCGAGCGGGACTTGCGCTTGTACTTGGCCTGCTGGCGAGCCAGGTCCAGCAACTCACGCTGTTCAGCGTCGGTTAGAGCAGACAAGAAGTCGTCCTCTTCGTGAAGTAGTTGCAGCAGCGCATCGCCCTGGGCGAGCGCGCGGTTGTAGCGGGCTTGTCGATCCGCGAGGCCGTTGGTGCCGCCGTTGATCCGGCGGGTGACCGTGTTCAGGTCGCGGCGATCGGACAGCTCGTTGATGTCCGGGCGGGCGACCGTCCAGTACCAGGCAGGGCCGATGCCCGCCCACTTCAGATCAGCGAGCTCGCGGTAGTTGACGACGAAGTAGTCCGGTGTCGGAACCATCCCGAACGCGTACGCCCACTGCGAGAACGACCGGTAGTTGTAGTCCCAGGTGATCTGAATCCACGTCCGGCCGATGTACGGCGCGTACCGCCCGTTCTTGGCGATCTCCTCGGTGTACTGGAACGACCCGGACTCGTGCCCGATCTGAGCCAGCCACATCGCGATGCGGTTGACGTTCGTGCATTCGGATTCCCGGAGGCCCGAGCGAACCGCGGGCAGGATCTCCGCCGCGCGAGCTTCGCTCAGGCCGGTGGCCGCCGCCAGGATGGGGGCTGCGGACGCCGGGGTGCTACCCCTCCGGAAAGTCGAGTAGCCGTCAGCGCGGATCTTGCGCGCGATGAAGTCGGCTGTCTTCGGGTTGCCGTAGGTGTTGTAGCCACATTGCGCGTGCATTGGGTCTTTTGGACTGTTCCAGTCTTGACCCCAGAACACGGTGCCCTCGTAGAACGCGAGGAGCTCTCGCATCGTGGCAATCTTGGTTTCGTCGAAGCCCGCGTAGCTGACCTTGAACGGGTGCGAGTTCCAGTTCAGATCCATCGCGGTGCCGCTCAGGTGGTTGGACGATGGGACCGAGTTGGTCGGCGTCCAGCACGCGGAGTCCGCGTCGCGCAGCGGCTCGACGTACGCGTGGAAGTCGGCGGCGAACGCGCGCAGGATCGCGAGGGGCTGGCCCTTGGCGATCTGCAGCGTGACGCTCGTGCCGGGGATCTTCGTCCACTCGCACTCATCTGCGTTGACCATCGGCCACCCGTTCTCGGAGTGGCTCAGGCCGTAGACGACCCTCGGCATCAGCGCTTGAACGGGTTGATGGCGTTGATCAGCTGCTCGGGGAGCCGGGACAAGTCGGGGAACAGCCCGATGATCTTGTCGTCCAGCCGGGACAGATCCGGGATCTTCGCCAGGATCTTGTCATCGAGGTCAGCGAGGTCGGGCAGCTTCTCGGTAGCCCGGTCGATCACCTGGTTCAGGAACTCGGGGTGAGCCCTCAGGTAGTCGAAGACCGCCTTCACAAGAGCAGCGGCGAACATGGTGATAAGGCGGTTCATGAAGTCCTTAGTCGGTAGCGGCTTCGATCAGGTCCCACAGGTCGGAGTCCTCTTCTGGGACGTCGATCAACCAGCGGTCCTGGTGGTGTGTCACCCGGACAGGGCCAGGCGGTAAAGTCAGCGCGAGCTCTCCGTTGAACGGCTTCACGCGCACGACGCGTGGCGTGATGATCACGCCGTCCTGCTCGCGCAGGTCGCTGGAGAAAGTCCAGTGCGAGTCGTCGGGGCGTCCGGTGATGTCCTTGACGGTGGCGGTGATGGTGGGCATGGCGCGCCTCTCAGGACAGTGGTACGAAGATGCTTGCCCAGGGGTTATTCGTCGACGCCGAGAGCGTTCCGGGCGCCGTAACCGTGTTGACCGCCAGCAGTGCTCCGGTCGACTTCAGGTTGTAGCGGTTGGTAACCCCGGAGAACGAGGCGAACTGGGTGGTCGAGCCGCCACCGTTGCCGCCGGAGAAGAAGCTCAGGCCAAGCGGACCAGTCAGGGTGACTGCATGGGACAGAGTCGTGCCCGATCCGGACGTGACGACCGGGGTCAGATCGTCCGCCACGTCGGTGACGGAGATAGCAGTGAAGATGGTCCACCCGTTGCCGCCGCCGGTCGCAACGGACTGCGCCGCGCCGGTACCTCCGCCAGCCAGTCGGTACACCGATAGACCGCCGCTGCCGTTGTTGTTGTTGTTGGCACGGGAGGCGATCAGGTCCATCGCCGTTCCGCCGAGGGTGACGCTGCCTGTGTAAGGCCCAGTCCGGTCGGTGGCGACGGCTACGAACACGTCCGCGCCGGCGGCCGCGGTGAAGTTAAACGCGGACGGCGAGCCGAAGCCGGAGCTTCCGGCCCCAATGGCGTCGTACTGTGGGTTGGTGGCGACCCAGATCAGGGTGTTGCCCAGGCTGATCTTCTGGATCTCGGTAGAGCCGATAGCGATCTTCTCGAAAGCCGTCGTGGCGAGCGAGATACCAGCCACGTCGACCTCCTAGGCAGAACGGAAATACAGAGTGTTCGAGTCTTTTGTGCCGATCGCGGTGTACTGCGCCTCGGTCCCGACCCAGATAGTCAGCGTCCGGGCACCGGAGTTGTCCGAGCCGGCGACGTAGCCGGTAGCCAGCTTCGACAGCGCGATACCCGCCCCGGAAGCGACTTTGGCGTTGGTCACCGATCCGTCGGTCGGGGTGCGGGTGTCCGACAACCTGGAGTCGTTGCCCTGCGCCGCGGTGCCCGCGGTGGTGCCATAGGCGACGTTCAGCGTCCGGCTCGCGGACAGATCCCCGCCGCCGGTCAGGCCGGTACCAGCGGTGATCGTGGTGTCTTTGTCGGCTTTCGCGCCGATCTGACCGGCGACCGTGGTAGCGAAGTTCGGGTCATCGCCCAGCGCCGCGGCCAGCTCGTTGAGCGTGTCCAGCGTTTCCGGTGCCGAGTCGACCAGCGCGGCGGTGCCGATAGCCACCCGGGCGTCCACCGCGGCCTCGTCGAGCTTCTCGTCGATCGCGTCCTGGAGACCGGTGACGTTAGCGATCGAGTGGGTGTGCGAGCTCGGGGTGAACGTCGACGGCTTGTCGGTGACGTCGTCCCAGGCCACCGAGCCTGCCTCGGGCGGGTTCGAGGCCAGGTACGCGGCGATAGCCGAGTCGAGGTCGGTGACATCCGCGGCGACGTGGTCGTGCGCCTCCGGTGGGAACTCGGACGGAACGTTCGACAACGCGTCCCAGTCCGCTGACGGCGGGTTCGCGTCGAGGTAGCCGTTGACAGCGTCAGCGAGCAGTTCAGCGGAGGTGTCCGGGGGGACCGCTACCGAGGTGGCGATCAGACCCCACAGACCGGCGTCGGTCTCGGGCACCTCGATGAACCAGCGGTACTCGCCGTAGACGACGATCGCGAAGCCGGGTTCCAGCTCTACGCTCAGCGCGCCGTCCACCGGGTTTACCCGGACCTGCTTCTGGGTGAGGATCGAGCCGTCCTGCTGACGGAGCACGGTCGAGAACACCCACTGCTGGTTGTCGGGCTGACCGGTGACGTCGCGGACGTCGGCGGTGATCGTGACGGTCATACCGGCCTCTCGTAGGTTACGTGTAAAGGTGAGCCCGTTTACCGGTGGAGCTCATACCGGCCAGGGGCGACCGCTCTTGGTTACTGGCTGGTCTCGCCTGCCTGGCAAGACAGGCCCCGCCCAGAGGCGGCGTAACAGCTGCGCGAGGCTGAGAGACGCTTAGGCGGGGTTTGCAACGGTTCCTGAGCACCAATACCGCCGTCGTCACGGCGGACCGCCTCAGTCGGGACGTTGCGCCCGGGTCTTAGGTGCGCTCTTGCACTTCAACGCCGAACCCGGTCTTGATGACCGTCCGCTTCCCGGGTTTGGGCGGGACGATCTCTTTGACGTGGGTCCATGCGGCCTGGTTAAACACTCCGATGAGTTCCCCGTCTTCGTCCCAGATTCTCAGAGGCTGGTCGTCGTCGACGGTGATGTAGGACCCGCGCGGGTATTCGAACGGTTGACCGTTGCGGTCGTAAACAGTCACTGCCATGCTTTTTCCTTTCGACGGCAGTTCGTGACACGCGGTTACGTGTCAAGTCTGGTGGCAGCCCCAGCGGGGGAGCACCGGAAGGGGAGCGCTCAACCCCGCCGGGGACTGCGGTCTCTAGCTCGACTTCGGCTTACGGAGAGCGCGCTCGAACAGCTCGCCCATCGTCGTCACCGACGCATCCGGACCGTCTGACTTGGTCCGCTCCACCTCGATCCGAACCCGTCGCCTGTCACCTTCTGAGACCAGAAGCGATGACAGCATCTGATTGACGGCTACTAGCATCTGCGACGAGGGCTTGGAGGATTTCAGGAGCTGGTCGGCGAAGTGGAGGGTGAACTTCGCGTAGTGCCAGTCCGACGGCTGATAGAGCGCGGCCTGGGCCGACTCGGCTAGAGAGTTGTAGAGGTCTCGGACGATCGGGTGAGGATCGGTGAGACCGAGCGGAGGGGACTTCACGGGTCCGGAGACTGGGAGAGTAGTGACCTCTCCGTACTCCGTCGTGTTCCGGCGAACTCGTTCGTCGGACCTCTTCGGGATCGGACCCGGCATGACGCCTCCTGGGCTCGGGGACGCCTGGTCCCTCCTAGTTGCTTCTACGCCCCGGGTGTCGGGGCGGTGGCCGCTTCTTCATCGCGCGCAGCTTCGCACGCTGAGCGACGCCCTCTATCGCGGACTTGCGACTGTGACATGACCGGCAGGCTGCCTGCAGAGGTGACGACTCGTCTCGGTAGCGGACGTGGTCGACCTCGGTAGCCATCCCTGTACAGATGTCCGCGTAGCGGATCTGGCAGCGGTGACCAGCCGCCCGCAGAACCTCGCGGCGGATGCGAGGCCAGTCGGCTGGCAGCCGCTCACGACGGTCAGATGACTCCCAGCCCATAACCCTCCCTGGTAACATACCTGACAAACGTAACCCGCTGCGGGCCGCCTTCCGGGCGGCCACGGGTTAGTGGTTCTGTTACGTATCTAGTCGTACGTAACGTACCCGGTTACGTAACCACTGGTTCTGTTGGTGAGTAATGCTTACGTAACGTGCCTACCCAAACCAACCACTGACCTCGGAGCGGCCCCCATAAGGGCCGCCCTCGGTCTGGTACCTCTCTCATCGTTCGGTACCTACCTGGGCGACCGGAGGTCGCTAAAAGGGGTAGTCTCTCTCCGTTCGACTACCCCGACAAGAACCTATGTCGGGGTGCGGTCGCTCGGCAGAGCCTCGCTCCCTTACCCCTCCATAGGTAAGGAACCTTCCACTTTTGCGTTTCACCCGTAGAATGTGACGCACTTCACACGAATATCTTCCTACGCGGGCGTCAGCCGGCGACGGCTCTGCGGCCGTCTTCGCTTGTCTCCGGTGCTGTCTATCGATCCGCACCGCTCGTCCGTCTACGGGGCTCTCAGGGGGCATTACGGGGCCTTCTAGGCCCGCGCTGTTCCCTCCGTCGACTTCCAAACCCGTACACGATCTGGCAGACGCA